GCCGCCATTGGAGTAGACGCTCCAGGCGACGCCGGCGCCGTCGGTGAGCGGGGAGCGCAGCCACCAGTCGGTGACCGACCCGTTCAGTTTCGCAATTCGCTTGTTGAGGGCGGAGCTGCCGGTGCCGGACTCGAAGTAGGACAGCTTGGCGCCATCGTTCGGGAAATACTGGTTGTCACTGGTGGAGAAGCCCACCTCACGGCCGGACAGCAGGAAGATTTTGCAGGACAGGCCGCTTGACCCGGAGGCGACGGCGGAATTTCCAGTCCCGTTGACATACGGGATCTTCACCTGCTTGATGACCTCCCGGATGTCGGCGTCAAACAGGTTCAGGAAGGTGCCGTTCAGGTATGTGTGGATGGTGGACGCCTTGTAGCTGTTGCTGTTGGAGCTGTGCCACTGACGGCTCTCGTAGCAGTCCTTCATCAGGAGCCAGGTGCCATTACAGCTCTCGTCGTAGAGGCTGGAGGGCTTGCCCTGATGGACGACAAGAAATTCTCTGGCAGTCCCGTTGACCTTCAGCTTGACGGTACTGCCTACCGCTTTGGTGCTCAAAGCGACAGATGCCATGAGTATTCCTCCTTTTGAAATCTGCGGTATGAGTCGGATTTCCGTAGAGGCATTTTCCGACTTATACTTTGGTAATTGTAGGGCATAAAAACCCTACCACGGTGGCTGGTCATCGGGCATCGGCGCAGAAAAGCAGGCGGTGGGCCTCCCCTCCGCCTTGTGCTTTTTCCGATATTCTGCCTTCGCCTGCTTCAGCCTCCGCAGAGCGGCGACTTTCTTCGTCGAGTTTATCTTCCGCCTGGGGCGGATTTCCTCGCCAATGATGTCGCTTACAATTTTGGCGTACTTTTCCCTAAGAGAGTGGGTATCCCCGTGGGCCGCATGTGCGTCCCAGGCCGTGAAACTGGTGATGATGTCCTCTTTCGCCACGAAATGCTGCGGGTATGCCACCTTCCAGAAGTTCACCTTCCGTCGGATGCGATTGATGCTGTCCCGCCGGAGCTTCTGCACCGCGCCGCCGTTCTCGTCGAGATAGGTGTGGAAGCCCAGGAAATCCACCCCGTTTCGGAGCGGGAATATCCCGGTCTTCTGGTTCAGCTCCAGCTTCTTGCCGGCCATATACTCCTTGATGATGACCAGCGCCTCCTGGGCCTCCTTCTTTGTCCTGAAGAACAGGTAGAAGTCATCCATGTACCGCCCGTACCACCGCACCCGGAGCCTTTCCTTGACGATGTGGTCGAACTCGTCGAGGAACATCAGAGCAAGGAGCTGGCTGGTCTGGTAGCCCAGGGGCAGCCCCTCCGTAGTGTCGATGTAGGTGCATAGCAGGTCGTAGATCTGCGGGTCGATGCCCCGCTTCTGGATCAACGACCACAGCTTCTCTTTCAGGAGGTCATGGTCGATGGAGGCGAAGAAATGGTGGACATCGCCTTTCAGCACCCATCCCTCGGCGCCGTTCTTGCGATAGTAGTCCAGCATGTGCCCCTTGAGCCGCATGAGGCCGTCGTGGGTGCCCTTCCCTTTCTGGCTGGCGTGGTTATCCCGGATGAAGCTGCGGGTCATCGCCTCATACATGATGTTGTCGGTTACCGCATGGAGGACAACTTTGTCAACGAAGGCAGGGGCCTGGACGAGCCGTTTCTTTGGCTCATAGACGAAAAACGTCTCGAACTTGCTGGGCTTGTAGGTCTTGGTGTTGAGGATGTGGGCCAGTCTCTCGGTGTAGGCGAGCACATTGGCCTCGTACTGGGCCGTGGCCGCCTTATTCCGTTTCCTCTTTCGGGCTTGCAGATACGCCTCGTACAGTACCTCGAAGGTACACATCTCTTGGTAGGTCATGCGGGGCCTTCTTTGCTTCGCGTTGCTTCCTCTGGCCGGGGTGCAGAGGGAGCTCCCGGTCAGCCATCATGCCTAACGCCGGTCTGTCTCCCTCCCAGCAGCCCACTGCGCCCCCTTTGGGGGACGGCGGGCCTCGGCGTGATGTGTTTATCGTCAGCCCATGCACAGGCTTCGGAACGGATATGACTCCCTTTGATGATGGCGCACAGATTTCGCCCTTGCGGGTTACTCTTCCTCACTTTCCATCAGAGCGGGGCGGATGCCATACGAGTTGGTGCAGTTGTTGTTGTAGTTGCCATTGGAGTTGACGTTCCAGGCGTTGTTGGTGTTGTTGGTGTTCGGGGAGCGCAGCCACCAGTTGGTGGCCGATACGAGTCATACCCGAATACAAGGCGGGTGCCCCCGCCGAGTACCCTTATCTGCGGTCGTTGACGACCTCGCGGACAGCAGCCTTCATCATGTCGAACTGCCTCCGCTCCTCCGCCGCCTTCGCCTCCGTTTCGATCTTTCGCGCCCGGCCTCCGTCGTTCTTCCTCCATGCGGCGGCCATGTACTTCACATCCGTCACATACTTCGTCCAAACGGCGGATTTCTTGACGCTGATGATTTTGTCATCCACGCAGATGTGGATATATTCCAGAAGCAGAGAGCAGCCGTCGAGGATGTCGTCAATTTTTCTAAGCCGCACGTTGGCCTCCGTGGCGAAGTGGACGTTGTTTGCCGCATAGACATCACAGAGGATGCCTTTGGCGATCATCCTCATGTCCTCGCCGTAGAGCCGGTAAGTGCTTTTGGTGAAACCCTCTCTGTTCTTCTTGTCCAGAGTGCCTACGACCTCGGAGCAGACCGACTTCACATCCCGGATGTCATCGAGTTCGGCAATACGCCTGATGATTGCCCGAACATCTTTCTGGCTGACATCGTCGGATACGACCCGGGTAGAGTGCTTGGTATATTTCAGGAGCTCCCTTGCCCTGTTGCCAAGCAGAAACTCTTTTTCAGCCATGTCCGCATCTCCTTTCCGGGCAGCGCCCGTTCAGTACGGCGGCCAGATCCTCCGGCCGCCCGTAAAAGATGCAGCGGTCGCTCTTGACTATCAGCCTACCCGGATTTCTTGAGTGGGTAGTTCCGCAGATGACAAGGCCGGCTCTGCATCCGAAGTCGCAGGGTGGCTCCAGCGTGACGAACAGGTTTCCGATGATGCAGGAAAGCTCGTCAGCGGGGCGAGAAAACTGAACTTCCTCCATCGTCAGAACTCGATGCGAGCCTGGGCCGTATTCCAGACGCCGGTGACGACCACGTCATCCAGCGTTGCGAAGGTGACCGTGAAGGGGTTTTCCGTCACATTTGCGCCGAACTTCAGCTCAATGGCCTCGACAGCGGCCTCCAGGGTCGCCATAGTCCCCCGGATGTCGGAGTGGGCTGTGGCGCTCTCGTTGTGGCTGTCCACGGCGTCACCGATCTTCCCGTCGGTCTGCGCCTTGGTGTAGGCGTCGATGACAGGCCGCTGGGACTCCGTCAGTTTGCCGTCGCCGCCCAGGGTGGCAAGGCCGCCGGCAACGCCTACCTGCTCATTGGTGAGGTAGTTGTTATTCTCGGCCTGTGCCTGGCCGACGTTTACGGTTCCAAATCCCATAGTTTTTCACTCCTTTCCCTGGTCGAGCCAGTATTCAGCCGATATAGCCGCCGTAGGGGCGCTCCCGGCCCTGATGCGGATGACGCCCGCAAGTGTCTCACAGGTCGGGCACATCGCGCAGCCGATGGCGTCTCCCACGCTGCTCGGTGCGATAACGACCGTAGCCCGATCTTTCGCCGTGACGGCCTCCACTGCGATGTCATAGTAGACGGGGTAAGCGGGAACGCTCTCGTCCTCGACCCAGCCCGTAGTCGGAATGGTAATCGCCTCGGAGCTGGGCTTGTCGGCCTTCACAGCCTCAAACTCCTCCAGGGCGTCCGTCACAGACTGGGCCAGTTCTCCGACCAGGCCATTCGTGAAATTCTTGGCCGCCTCCGCACAGGCTTTCAGGTGGTTCAAGAGTGTAATTTTACCCATGCGTAATTACCTCCAGCTGTTGGATAAAAGGCAGAGGGCGGGGTAATCCCCCGCCCTCCCCTTCATTTGTGCGGAATTAAGCCTCCTCACCGCCGCCAGAGGAGGCAGCGAACACCTCGTTCAGCATCTCCGTGACCTCGCCGTCTCCGGCTACGACCATACCGTCGAGCTTCACCTTGTCCTCTTTGGACATCAGACCATCGGCCTGCTGGGTGGCCTTCTGGTAGGTGGTATCCTGGCCGGGGATGCCGAGGCCGGTGATGTCCTCCTTGGTGACAGCCTCCGCGCCAGAGACATGGCCCTGGGCGTCAACGGTCACCTTGTAAAGGCCGGACTCCTTGGCGGTGTGCTCGGGATGGGTGTAGACGGTCTTCTCCTCACCGTTGATCTTGACGTTTCCGTTGGTCTCGCTCTTCTCGACCTTGGTGGCGCCGGCGGCGATCCCGTCCAGCTTGGTCTTATCGGCGGCAGACATGGCGCCGGCGGTGCTGGTGGTCGCCAGATCCAGCTTGAAGCCGGCGGCGGTCACAGCCAGGCCGTTGGCGTTGGCGGTGTCGATCTTGGCGGAAATCAGGTTCTGGGCGCTGACCTCGATACCGTTGCCGCCGGTGTAGGCATCCACCAGCTCATTGACGGGCAGGTAGATGTGGGTAGCGGTGTCGCCGCCGCCCTTGGCGTTGATAACGAAGTCGATGTAGAGGTCACCGACCTGGGCGCCCTCATAGGGGTCATCCGCGGTCTCGACCTCCAGGATGTCGGCGCTGTTCACCAGGAAGTCCTTGGGGATGTTGATTTTCTCGCCGACCTGGGCGCCGTCCTTGGTCAGGTAGTAGGTGGACAGGTAGCCGGCCTCGGCGGTGGCCTGCTTGGCTACGCTGTACTCCGGGAGCTTGATGGCCTGGAGCTCCGCCTTGGTGGCGTAGTCGTTCTTGATCTTGGTCGCCAGATCCTTCAGGTGACCGAGTTTCACGAGCTTGCTGGTGTCGTAAGACATTTTCTATTCCTCCTGATTTTGATTTTTATTTGCTCAACGGGCGTCAGGCTTCGGACTGATCCGCACCAAACACTTCGTCAAACATCTCCTCGACCTCCGTATCAGAAGCCACGCTCACGGCAGCGGCGCCCATGGGCTCCAGCTCGCCGGCGGCGTTCTTGATCTGATAGGCGGTGGAAACTCCGTCAACGACAACGGAGATGTGCTGGCCCACATAGGCCAGCGGGCTCGTCTGCGCGTAGGTCTCCGCCTCTACGACGGAGTAGAACACGGAGCTCTTGTCCAGCGGGAAGGCGTCCTGCCTGCTCATGCTCAGAGGGAACTCCATGAAGGCGTAAGTCTTTTCAGAACCGTTGATAGCCATACTTCATTCCCTCCTCTCAGCCCAGGGTGACCTTCAGGGTCGCGGCGTTCTCATACGGGACAGCGGGCTCGAACACCCAGACCTTGTACTCCTGGGCGGTGTAGCCGTTGGCGCCCTCGACCTGTACGGTGGACTGGACGAAGGTGCTGGTCACATCGGCGTTCATGGCGGTCTCGTTGATAACCTTGGTCACGCCAGCCTTGGAAGCAAGGCAGGCGATGGCCACACGCTGCGCCCCGGCGGGCACATTGATGGTGACAGTGCCGGCGGCATAAGCCTTGTTGCTCTTGGTGAGGCCCCGGACATAGGCGCTGTCCAGGGTAGGCTTCTCCGTGGTGGCGCCGTAGAAGTAGTTCCGGTACGGGGTATAGGCCCCGGTGGTCTTCTCCTTCGTGCCGGCGGAGATGGAAACGGGCGGGTTGGAGTCATCGCCCAGGTTGTCCTTGGCGGTCACACCAGCCCCATGGGTGGCGATAGCCTTGAGCTTCAGGCTGGACACGACGCCCTCACCGCCCACATCGCCGATGATGAAGCCAGCGCCGCCGTTGTTGTCGGAGCCCGCCTCCAGGGAAGCGGCGTCAACGCTGGTGACCTGCTCGGTGCCCTGGTCGGTGATACGCTGCACCACCCAGTTCGAGGCCACGACGCCGGTGTCGGGGCCGTACTGGTAGGAGCCGGCGTTCAGGGTGCCGGCGGTGTAGTTCACCGCCTCCAGTTCCGTTCCGGCCTCCACAGCCTTCGCCCCGGACAGGTTGAAGCCGCTGATGGAGGGCTGGGTCGGAGTGCCGGGCTGGAGCCGCTTGCTGAAGATGTCGGTCAGGATCGCCGCCACAGACATGCCCTTGGTGTTGAAGTCGGCAGTGCCGTCCTGCTCCTTGGTCTTGTTGCCGACCTGGGTGTAGTTGCCGGCCATGGTGATGTTCTCGCGCATGATGACCTTGCTGGCGTCAACATTCCCGGTGATGGCCACCCAGTTCTCGCCGTCATACCAGTACGAGGACATCTCGTAGGTGACGCCGCTGACCGTGGTGACCACGACGAACACGTCGCCTTCCTTCGGGGTGGGAGCCTCCTCCTGCTCGAAGAAGTTGGTGATGACGGTGGTGTCAGCGGTCTCCAGGTCGGTCTTTGTGCCGCTATACACAGAGCCGGCGCCCAGGTTTGCGATGGCCTGGGCCAGCTCCTCGCTGGTGACGTAGTCGTCCAGGTTGACCGTGACATCATCCAGCCACTCCATCGCCCCATCAACGAGGGCGTAGATGTCGTAGTGGTTGGTGCCGGTGTTCTTCACCAGATACAGGACATTTTCCTGGGCCTCGCCGGGGTCAGGAACGGCGTCCGCCTTCTGGAAGATGGCGTGGCCGGAAGCCGCAATAGCGGCCAGGTACTCCGTCTTGATGCGGGTCGTCGCATCCTTCAGGTTTTTGAGGGTTACCAGTTTCGTGGGATCGTAGGCCATAGGTTTTCCTCCTTGCTATTTGGATTTCTGCGTTCAGTCCTCGGGGGCGAACACCTCGTCAAGCATTTCGTCCGTCTCCGTGGGCGAGGCCATATCTTCCTCGGACACAGAGGCGCCCGTTGCCGACAGGGTGCCGTCTTCGGTGATGCTCAGATTTTCACCGACTTTGATTCCGCCCAGGCTGGTCTTGGTCGCTACCGGCAATACATAGGTTCCACCTCCCCCGCTGCTGCCGCCAGAGCTGCTGGAAAACAGGGCCAGGGTAGCCTCCATAGCCTCAGACGGCTGATTTCTCGCCCAGAACCGAACGTAGCCGTTTTCAGCCTTCGCCGAGGGGCAAAGGCCAGCCTCTTTCGCTGCGGCCAGGGCGCTTTTATGCAGGGCGACATTCGGGAAGTGGCTTGCGGAAGCCTTTTCCATGGTGACATCCACATAGTAGCGGTAGTCATCCATCCCCATCCCGCCCTGTTCATCAAGATCCTCGTCCCAGGCCCAGCCTTCAGCGGGGATCGTGATGTCTTCGATGATAGCAGTGCCGATGTCGGAAACCGCCTCGCTCACCATCGACTGGATAAGCTGTTCAGCCTCCGCCGCCGTGATGAAAGCGCCGGGGTTGTAGGTGACCTGGATGTCGGCATCGACCTCCAGAGCGATGGTGACCGGGTAGCGCCGGATGTCGATTCGGTTATCCTGGTAGGCATTGACCGGCTGCGGACTGTCGCCGAGGGTGGCGTAGTACAGCAGGACTTCCTCGCTCTTGTTGGTCTTGGCATAGATGCCAAACTCCCGGAGCCAGAAGCCCGTCTTCAGGCCGCCGTTCATGTCGTTGCGGTACTCGACCACCAGAGACAAGACACTGTTCTCGACGGTCGGCACCGTCGAGGTGGCCTCGGCGACCTCGTTCACCAGGGCCTCCATGTCGATGGGTTCAACGCCTTCAGGCATTTCCCCGGAGCCGACAACGATGCGGGTGAACTCAATCGTTTCCCCGGCGATCAGGCTGGTAATGAGGTCGCGGCCTTTTACTGTAATCGTTCCGCCGTAGTAACTCATTTGCGTAGTTCCTCCTTCTTATCGTTTTGGGGGCATTATTCCTGGATTGAAATGCCGTTGATAGGCGTCTCCATGATGCTGTGGACGGCGCTGCCGGAATCGAGCGTGGCGGCATAAGAAATCTCCCGCTCAAGGGGCGGGAGTTCGTCCTGGCTCACCCTCTGGAAGCTCGTCCCGAGCCTGATTTTGTGGTGCAGCTTATAATCACGCTCAATCCCAGGAAGCGTGTCCTCCGTGATGGTCTGGATGCCGCTGCGGGCGTATACCTTCGCCCCGTAGTCGATCTCCCTCTCCAGTGTCGGGAGCTGGGTGACCGTGACGGCGTAGCCGAGCCCGCTGCGGAGGCGGAGCCAGGCGGTATCCATCTCCACCGATGTCCGGGCGTACAGCTTCAGCGTCACGCCGGCGGCCCGGATCAGCGGGGTCTTGAACAGCGGCGTGGTGTCCACGTCGCCCGGGAGCTCCCCGGTGTCGAAGATCATCGTGGCCGGCTGTTCCGGGTCTTCCGTGTAGTACAGGGGCCGATCCCAGAACATGCGGAACGCCTTGATGATGTCGGGGTAGGTGCAATCGCAGGTGTTCTTCAGTATCTTGTAGATCAGATACTGCCGGTAGGTGTCATCGTCGATGACCTCGAACGGGATGGGGTTCCCGGCCAGCTGTCCGGCCTCTTTTCGGGTCATCACGGCGATGTCACCCACGCCGTCCAGCTGCTTCCCGACGGCGGTGTCCACGCTGCGCTGGGTGCGGAGCTGTTCATAGAAGTCAAAGACCTCCTGGAGCTCTATCCCGACGACCTCCATCAGGGCCTCGATGTTGGCCTTCCCTCGGAACTGCTCTACGAGGTCTTGCTTCAGTTTGGTGACGAAATCAGCCATCAATCTCCACCTCGATCATATCTTCCGAAGTGTAGGCCCTTTGTCTGGCTGTGATAGGTACGCTCCTGTCCGGGTACTCCGTCGGCTCCGTGCCGGCGTCCGTGGTCTTGAAAAGCCGGATGTCGATGTAGCTGATACCGGAGCAGGCTTTGTAGAAGTCGGACATGAACTCCTGGGGCACCACGTCCTTGCCGGCGTTCAGCTCCCCCATGTGCTCCAGTACCACATCCCGGAGCAGGTCAACATAGTTGGGCGGGATCGCCTCGTTCTTGTTGAGCGTGATACCGAGATGGAACCAGGTGTAAACCGTGGTCGGCCGGGAGAAGCGGATGGTGATGTCCTCGTCGTACTCCCCGGCCAGAACGACCGATGTGTCCCCGTAGGTGTTGATACCGCCAGCCTTTTTCTGGAGTATCTGCTGGGCGATCTCCGTGGAGTCGCCGCCGTCCACCACGATCTCGATGCTGTGGGGCGGCCGCCCGTACTCGTCCCATTCGTGGCTGGCGTTTTCATACGGGGCCACGCTGGTCACGCCCTGGACGTTGTTCAGGATGGCAGACCGGATACTCTCCAGCATCATGGAGGAGCGGTTGAAAATCTTGTCGGCGTAGGACTGGCGGAACTCGGCATCCGTTTCCTCGTCCCGGCCGGCGATGTAGGTGCAGAGGTTCACCACGCTCAACAGGCCGGCGTCTGCCTTCACGATGTTCGTGATGACGCCCTCCGGTACGAGGATGTCCCCCGTCTCCACCGTCCCGAACTGGATGATGGTGGTGACGGTATCCGTCGTCAAGTTCTCCGAGAGCACCAGCACATTGGTCGAGGTGATGTCCGCCGCCTCGATCTTCAGCAGCTCGTTCTCCTCGTCCAGGCTGACGGTGAAGTCCTCGTCCTTGATGGCTGCCACCAGCCCCTTCAGGATCTCCGTGGCGTCCGCCGCCTTCGAGGCATAAGAAAACACCGCGCCGTTGAGGGCCACGGTGTAGACGTCGTTTGCGCCCAGCGAGGCGATCTTGATGACCGCCTTGTTGAAGGCCGCTCTGGTGATTTGCCTGCTGTCGGTGAGGGAGAGCTGGGTGGTGGGGTTCGTGGTCGTCGAGATCATCGTCCCGGCGGCCAGGGTGGTGCCGTCCCGCCCGGTGCAGTGGATGGGGTAGTAGGACTTCGCCGCCGTTTCACGGGTGGAGCCTCCGAACTGGGCGGCGTTGTCCAGGCTCCGGCCCTCTGCGAAGGACGGATACTCGGAGTAGTACACATCCTCCCCGAACTCCCAGAGCTCGGCGATGGCGTCGGCGATGTTGGTCAGCATGTGATTGACAAAGGACTCCGGGTTCTGCCTGGTATTCACGCCCCACCGCTTCGACAGCCCCGTGTGCATGTTGTCCAGAATGGCGTCCAGCCTCTTGATATTCGGCCCATTCGGGGTCAGACCGTATTCACTCATACAGTGTCACCTCCTCCCTGTATGTCGCTTCCCCGACAGAACAGGTAAACTTGAAGGTGGCAGCCCGCTGCGCCCGGTCATAATCGACCGAGGTTACCTCGGCGGCCGTCACCCCCTCGACCTGCATGATTTCGTCCCGTATGAGCGACCGGATCTTCACGGTGTTCGGGTTCTTGATGAAAACCTCCTCGAACCAGGGGAAGCCCATCTCCGGCCCGAGCCTCCATTCCTGGTATATCCAGCGGAGCCGGATCAGCACGGCTTGCCTCACGCTCTCGGTGAGGGAAATATCCCCGATCTCCGACACGACGATGTCGCCGTCTTTGCCGAGCCTGATGTCTGTCACTCTTGATACCTCCCTCCGAGAAACCCCGTGAAATCAGCCTAACGGCCGCAGGAAACGTCTTAGCGCCTTACGAGTGTAGTTTGTAGCCCCCGGCCCCTATGGCGTAGAAAACGCTTAAAGGGTCCGTAGCGAGGGTCATCCGCCGATGTTGACATCCCCGCTCCCGGCGCTTATCTGCCCGGAGCCGCTGTGCGGGGCAAGGGCATCTCCCCTTCTTGCCGCCGGTTTGCCGTTGATGAACACGCTGCCGCTCCCCACGGCCACCTTGCCCTGGGAGCTGCCGCAGCAGCCGTCACGCTCAGTCGTCACGCTCCCGGCGACGGCGGCCGGTATCGCGTTGATAAAGACATCGCTTGAGCATCCGCCGCTTATCTCGCCGGTAAACGTCTCGGGCGAGTGCGGCGGAACGTGCCCGCTGTGCTCCCCGGCCGTGGTGCCGGTCACAGCGTCGCCAAGCCTTGCCGCTTGGGCCATACTTCCGCCCTCCCATCATACCCACTCGATCCGGTTCTCCCGGACGAAGTAGTGGGAGCGGCACGGCCACCACATCGAGTCCACAGACGGGGACAGGGTGACCTTCCCATCCCGCTCCTCGATGCGCCAGGTGGGGTGGGCGCTGTTCTCATGCTCGATGGATACCACCACGATCCGGCCGCAGCCGCAGGGGCACAGCCACGCCGCATACGGCTCCTCGTCGGCGATGTAGAGGACGCCTTCCTCCAGCGCCCACTCCCGCCGGTCGGGGAGCTCCGGGACATGCTGCACCCGGTCAAAGCTCATTCTTTTCATGCCGTTCACTCCCATCAGTTCAGATTTACCACGCCGCCCGTGGTGGTGAAGTTGCCCTTCACCGTCACGTTGCCGTTGAGGGTGATAGTGGCGGCGTCCACCTGGACGGCCCCGCTCTTGACAGTGACCTTGGTGCCCTTCACGTCCACCACCACGGCGTTCCCGTTGCAGGCTTCCGCCATGACGGGGTTGGCCTTTGCGAATAGGCCCGGGATGCAGATGGAGTTGGTCAGGTCGAAGTCGAGGTCGGTATCGGTTTCCTGGCCGTAGAGCCAGTAGTCGATGCTCTGCTCGGCCACGATGATAAGGCAGCCGTCCCCAGCCTTCACCGGGAAGGCGATGGTGGCCTGCTGGTTCATCACCTGTGGGAACACCACCGGGACGCCGGTGACCTGGGGAAAATCGACCGTGGTGCCGTCCGGTTTCTTGAACTTCATGGTCGGGAGCACCGTGGCCAGGCAAGTCCCGGGGTCGAACGATACGATGGTGCCCGGCAAGGCCGTATGGACGCCCTTGATGTTGTCCTTCACCATCTTGGACACCTGCTGCACAAACTCTGCCATCATACCGCAGTTCCCCCTCTCCGGGCCTTCCAGGTCTTTACCTGCTCGACCGCTATCTCGACCTCCCGCATATTTGGCGGAGGGGTGAACGTATATCTCGCAAGTGGAACCTGAGACAAATAGTCTCCACACCGGGGACATCTGTTTCCAAATTCATGCGCCGCTTTCCTGCGCCTGAACAGATATTCGACCGAGCACTCTCGGCATGACAGAAGATACATCAACTCACCTCCAAGAGCCGGGCTTTACAGATCCAGTCGCCGGATACGTTGTCCCCGGAGATCTCCAGGGAGTACACCCGGAAGAAGCCGGTCACCGTTTCCGATTCGAGCTTGACGTAATCGTCGATGTTGATGGCCCCGTTCAGGAAATACTCCACGTCCCAGCCCAGCTGGTTCTTGTTCGTGGCATCCTCCTGGGTGAGCACTACCCGGGCCGGGATGCCGAGGAGCCCCGTATCCGGCGAGAGCAGGAACACCTCCCGGGACATCACATCTCCCGGCTTCTTCACCTGCATGACGCCGTTCTGGAGGCTCCAGGACAGATTGCAGCACTTGCAGCCCTTTGTCATAATATCCCGGGCCAGCCCTACGAAGCTAAACCCGTTGGCGATGTCAACGAACTCGGCGTTGTAGGAGTACGAGATGGCCACGCCCATCTGTGCGGCCACATCGTCAAAGATGGTCTTCCAGTTCACTGTGCCGTTGTAGGACACCGTGACGTAGGTGTCCCGCACTTCGACCAGATTGTCGATGACCTCGATCTCCGTCTTCCGGTCGGCGCTGTCGATACTGGTGCAGACATAGCTGACGATGCCGGCGAAAATCAGGGGCAGCTGGCTTCCGTACCCGGCCCGCAGGGAAACAACGCAGTCCTTCTCATTCAGGACGGCCAGCTGGGACGGGTTCAGGTTCCACACGGTCACCCGCCCCGTGTTCTGTGTTTCCAGGTCGCTTTTCTGGAGGGAGAAGTTGACGTGGAGCGGGACGGGCTGCGCCTTCGAGGTCTCCCCGATCTCGAAGCCCGTGCTCCCCGCCTGCCCTGCCGCAAGGCGGTACTGGCGGTCAAAATTCTGATATGAAGCCATGCCCTCTCCCCTCTCTGCCTTCCTCCGGCGAAGCCGGAAACAGCCTTCAAGACCAGCCCTCAAAACAGGCGGTCAAACTCGCTTTGACCAAATGTTTTTACGAAGTAAAAACATAATATATATCTATATAGGGTTACGTTTACGGTTACGGTTACGGTTACGCTGGATTTTCCGCGGACTGTCCATAGGACTGTCCGCAGGACTGTCCGCGGACAAAACCAAAAATAGGCAAAAATCGTATACGGAAAAACGGAATACGGAACAGCATTTTCTGAAATCCTCGTTTACAGTGACACCGAAAATGAGGTGCAAAATCAGGTGCAAATCCTCGTGTCCGCATGAAAAAACGCGGACAATCCCACGGAAATTTTCTGGACTTTCCACGGACTGTCCATAGGACTGTCCGCAGGAATGTCCACGGACATTCCGCAGGACACGGTAAACCGGGGCAGAAATCGCCTGTGTCCAAAGGACTATCCGTGTGACCGTCCGCACATTTTCCGAAGGACTATCCGCTGGAATGTCCACGGAAAATCCACGGACATTCCGCAGGGCAAATCACTCCTCAAACTCAACGGGGCCGAAAACAAACTGGGCGTTGCCCTCAACGAAGTCCTTCCGGCCGATGCGGTCGAGCTTGGTCATCACGCCGAAGACGCCGCTGGGGAGCTTCGTCACCCCGTAGAACACGTTCAGGGGGAACCGGGGCACCAGCTTCACGCCGATGACGATGGGGCTGTTCTGCGAGTCGTAGAGCCCGAACTTCCAGTAGCCCCCGGAGTCATTCCAGGTGAACCGGATAAGGTAGGCGGTGCCGTTCAGCACCACCCGGGAAACGCTGTCGTTCATGTCGGGCACGTCGATGATGATATAGTCCATAGGCGTATGCCTCCTTCATGGGCCCCGCCCGCCTCATGCAGCCGCAGCGGAGCATATTGGCCCACGCCGCCTACATCAGCACCCCGCGCATAGAGCGTAGGGCTTCGGCGGCCGCAGGCCGTATTCTGTTCAGGTTTCACATGGCTGTGAGGGCCGCTTTCCCTTGGCCCCTTCACCTCCTGGCAGTTGTGGGTGGCCAGGCATTTCAGAGCGCCCCGTCCCCCGGGCGCACTCCGCTGACCTCGGAGCTCGAATGGTCACATCAGGCCCATAGAGTTCGCCGCGCTATACAGGATGCTGGATTTGCTGTTCCCGTTGGAGCCGCTGCTTCCCGAGCCGGAGCCGGAGCTGCCGCCCGAGCCGCTGCCGGAGCTGCCCCCGCCGGAACCCCCGGAGGATGTGCTTGCGGTGCCGGCGGACGCCCCGGTGGCGCCGCTCTTGCCGTAGCTGTCCGGGATCGTGGTCGTTTTGGCTGAGGTGACCCGGATCTTCTTGAAGGAAATCGGGATCTCACGGGCATATCCGACCTCGGTGCTCTTGCTGAAGGTAATGCTCTCGATGGCCATGTTCGAGTATGTGGCGTCCGAGGTGACGATGGTGACCGGCTCCCCGGCGTAGTACAGCTCCTCAAGCTGCTTTACCACACTGTCCACCCGGTTCTGGCTCCCGCCGTGGCGGTTGTACCAGGTGACCGGGGTGTTGGTGACGAACAGGGTCATGTCCAGCTTTTCTGGACTAAGGATGATGGCGTCGCTGACGGAGAAGCCGGACTCCACGGAATACTCCGGGACGGTAGCCTCCAGGGTACGGCTCTCGTCGATCAGGGCGTCAAACTCGATGCCGTTGATGGAAACGGGCTGCTTTGCTCTTGCCATTTACCGCACCCCCTATCTGGCGTAGGCGAGGCCACGGGCCAGCTCGGATGTCACGTCCCTGGAGGACTTATCCATAGCGGTGGCTGCTTTCTGCTGAATGGCCTTGTCGCCGTTGAAGGTGTTCTGGATGTTTACATTCTGGACAACGCTCCGGCTGGAGGTCACTGTGGACAGCAGCTCCGTGCTCGCCTTCGGCCGCACCGAGGCGGAGAACATCTGCATGGCGTCCAGGACGGTGTCCCGCATTTTGCTGATGGGCGATACGATCTCGCCCTCATGCTTGTTGTCGCCAATGACGACGGCCTGCGGCTTATTGGGCCGGACGAAGCCGCCCTGGGCGAGCTGCGGGACTTCGAGCTTATCCAGTTTCTTGATCTCCACGCCGGGGATGGCGTTGATGATGCCGATGGCGAGGTTGATGGCGCTGATGAACCCGTTGATAATCGTGATAGCGCCGCTCAGCACGGCGTTGATGGCACCCTTCACGGCCCCGCTGATGGCGTCGCCTACGGCGGTGCCGATGGTGGTGAACAGGTTGACGATGGTGTTCCAGATCCCCTGGAAGAACTCACCGACCGTGCTGAATACGCTCTTGATCCCCTCCCAAGCCTGGGAGAAGATGCCGGTGAACCAGGACACCACGGAGCTGAATACTCCGGTGATGCCGCTCCAGATACCCTGGAACCAGCCCACCACCGTATTCCACACGTTGACGATGCCTTCCCAGGCGCTGCGGAACAGGTTGCCGAACCAGGACACCACGGAGCTGAACACCCCGACGATGCCGTCCCAGATACCCTTGAAGAAATCGACTACCTTGCCCCAGGCAGCCTTGATCTTCTCCCAGGCTGCCAGGAACGCTGCCTTCACCTTGTCCCAGTTCTTTATCAAGAGGACGATAATGGCGATCAGGGCGACGATGGCGAGGATAATCCAGGTGATGGGGTTGGCGGCCATGACGGCGTTGACGATGGCCTGAACCGCTGCGAACACCTTCAGCACGGCGATGACGCCGATGATGATGCCGGCTATCACCGCAATCGCTTCTCCAAGCTGCTCCCACTGTTCAGTGTCCACGTCGCCGTTGGCCAGGCCGTCGATGAAGTCCGCAAACTGCGGGGCGACGGCCTTGATGACGTTGCCGATGGCCGTGAACACCGTCTTGATGGCGCTCCAGATGGCCTGGAACACCGGGATCGCCACGTTTTTGATACCCTGCCAGATACCGGCGAGGGCCGTTTTGATGTTCTCCCAAATCTTCAGGATATTCTGCCGGAATTTATCGACATCGACGCCGGCATTGGCCAGCAGCGTCCCGATGACCGAGTCGTTGCCCTGCATGAAGTTGATGAAGTCATCGACCAGCAGGGCCAGGATGGCCACCACAGCGATGATGGCCAGCGTCTTCAGGTTGATGCCGGTGAGCAACTTCGAGATGGCCGAGAGCCCGGACGTGATCTTCCCGAAGTTGAAGGCGACGAAGGCCGTTCCGGCCGCTATGGCGATCAGTCGGAACATATTATCGACGCCGCCCAGCTTGTCGGCCAGCCACGTCACGGCGTTCCGCACCCGGTCGAGTACGGCGATGACCTTGTTGAAGGCCGACACCATGAGCCGGCCGATGCCGTCCGTGATGCCGAGCGTTTCGTTGGTCTGCGCCAGCCACAGGCCCCACTTGCTTCGGATGACCGTCAGGGCGTCGGTGATGCTGTACTGCACATTCCCGAAGCCGGCCTCGATCTCGCCGTAGCTGTCCATGAAGGCCATCTTCAGGTCGTTGACGCTCATGGCGCCGCTGGACGCCATTTCTTCGAGCTGATCCGAGGTCGTGCCCAGGCGCTTGTTCAGCAGGGCCACGGCCTCCGGTGCCCGCTCCAGGAGCTGGCTGATGGTCTCGCTGTCAACGTAGCCTTTCTGGAAGGATTTGTTGATGGCCTCCATCAGCGAGGCAATATCCTCGTTCGTTTTACCGGCGGATTTGAACAGCATCGTGGCAGCGTTGTTGAACTTCACCGCCTCGCTGACGTTTCCAAAGAGCTGGGAGTTGCCCTTGACCAGCATGGACACCACATTGGCCGTATCGGAATACGAGGTGCGGGTGGCCTCCGCTGCTGCCATGATCTCCTGCTGGATCTCCTTCTGGTCGCCCAGGGCGTCCGTGGCGTTGCGGATCTGGTTGTTGACTCGGGTGAACTCCTCGACGAGGCCATTGATGGCGGCGAGGCTAAGACCTACGCCGAGCGCACCCAGGAGGCGTGTCGCCGTGTTCTTGATGCCAGAGATCGTGTTGTTGACCTTATCGACATCTTCGTTTCTGACTCTGAAGCCGACTCGGTTGATAAACTCGGCAACCGTCATGCACCATCACCTCCCTTTCTGTCATGCCTTCTGCTGCATCGCTTTCAGCTCGTCGGCCTGCGCTTTCTCGATGTCCTTGTCCATGGTGTAGAGCGCATACAGCTTCAGGGCTTCATCGAGGGTGTAGACCGTTTCCAGCTCCAGCTTCGAGGCGATGCGAGCTTTTATGAGGATATACATTCTCATTTCGAGCTCGCCGAACTGCGAAATGTCTAATTCTCCGTATTTCGAGTACCCGGAACCTTCATCTGCACGAGAGAAGCGAGGTCGCCAAATTGGGTACTGATTTTCGAGAAAAAACCCCGGAAATTCAGGCGGATCACCTCGAAGCAGAGGATATACATATCCTGGACATCGCCGCAGAAAACCTCGTTCGCCAGGTCATAGGTCAGCAGCTTCACGTCCCCGTCGGTGCTCTCGCCCTCGACCGAGATGTTCTTGTAGTCGATCAGCAGCTTCTTCATCAGGCGCTCAAACTTTTCACCGGAGATGCTGGAGAAAGCCTGGGATACGACGGGAAGCGCCTCATTCACATCGACATCCATGATGTTCTTCTTTTCCTGGGGCTCCTCGCCGTTCTCACCCTTGCCGTCGCCGGCGCCGAGCAGAGCGGCAAACCCGCCCAGGAGCGGGGTGATGACAGCGGCCAGGTCGCCGCTGATGTTTACGGCCGTGAAGGCCGCAAACGGCTTGATGTAGAACGTGTTCTCACCGATCTTCTTCTCGGTGACCTCCATCTGCTTTACGGTCATGGTTCAATACCCCCTTATTGAATTGAGAGGGGCCGCCCTGCCGGGCAGCCCCTTCTCGGTTCCTTATTCGGTCAGATTGCCGGAGCCGGTGTGCAGCTCCCACTCACGATTGGCGGACTCCTTGCCGAAGCCCCGGGAGGCCGGCTTGATGGGCCAGGCGGCGTCGGTGCTGAAGACCAGGCCGCCCTTCAGATCCTTAATCAGGATCGGGAACATGCCGTCTCCGCTCTGCTTGTCCTGGGCGAACCGCTCCTGAAGGAAGGAGTTCGTATCGGAGGTCTGCAACACCACGATCTTCACGATGTAGGTGTCATCAGGGCTGATGCTGCGGACGATTTCGCCATCGCACCCGACCTTTTTGGTGACGCCGTCGCCGTTGGGGTCGATGGTGACGAAGCTGTCATCAGCATAGCCGGTGACGATGTGGTTGCCGAGGGCAACGGTGACTTCCTTCGGGTTATAGGTCTTGATCTTTCCCATAGCTCACTCCTCCTCTCTTACAGCTCGTAGGTCAGGCTGCCGTCCAGCTCCGCAAAGTGGATGGCGCCAGCCAGGCGGGCCTTGAATTTGCACTTGGTCAGCTTCCGGGAAGCCTTCTCGGATGCGGTCAGGCTAGACGCCAGAGGCACGGAGGTCGTGTACCCGGGGATGGAGTTGCCATCCTCGTCGAACTCCTCCTCGGCGATGCCGCCGCGATCCTGGCCGGACTTCAGGGAGGCGATCATCTGGTTCTGTACCAGGCCGATGCCGCTGTCGGTGTAGGGCACCTTGGGCCGGGTGACAAACAGGTTCACGACCCGCACCTGCATGTCGTTCTTCAGCCAGTCCCGGAACCGGATGATGTCGGCCCACTCGCCGGCAGCGACCTTTCCGTTCATGCTGATGTTCTTGTTGCCGACGGTGATGAAGTAGTTCAGGCTGGCGTCGGCCAGTGCCTTCATCTCCGTGCTGGACAGATTGGACGGATACACGGAGGCCAGGGCCTTGAAGGCAGCCGTCTCGCTGCCGGTGTCGTAGTAGAGCCACTTGGCGACCCAGGCCACATTCATGTACCAGTTTGCCTCCGGCACATCCTCGTCGGCCTGCTTCGTGCTCTCCCGCCCATAGATACCCATGCTGCGGAAGTAGACGTTGCCGATGCTGGGCTTATTGGCACCGTCCTCGCCGGCACCGAAGAAGCCCATCTCCGTGTAACAGAACATCTTCTCCTGGGTTTCGATGTAGGCGGCGATGTCCTCATACAGCTCGGGGTCTACCCCGGCGGTGCAGAGCACATACCAGCCGCTCATTTCCAGAGCTCGGGCGATGGTGACCGCTGGCGCCTCCAGTTCCTTGTCGGGGGTGTCAAGGGGCTCGTCATCACCGGCGTCCGCCACGGTATCCGCAGCGTTCGGATCGGGATAGGAAACTACCAGCTCATAGGTGACATCGTTGGCGCCCTCCTTGCTCACGACGACGGGGATAGCAACATCCTCGCCGCCCTGCGCCAGTTCGGTCAGCTGCTTGAACTCGGGGAACTTCTGGAAGGCGGCGCCGTCAGTCAACTCCACGCCGCCGACAGAGGCGGTGTAGCCCTTCTTCTTCATGGCGTCGAGCATATCGAACAGGCCGGTATTCTTGACGCCGGTGATGGGCCCTGTGAGCACGATGCTCAACTTCCGGGCCTCCACGTTGAAGGACACGCTGCACCCGGTCAGCCCCTCCTTCTTGCCGGCATACTCCTCGATGGCGTCGTTGGCGTCCTCGATGGTGCCAGCGGCAGCCACGGCGCCCTCGGTCAGCTTCTGGATGGCGATGTAGACCTGGGTGGGTGCGGGGCTCTGCGAGAACGCCACACGGGCGGCCACGCCGACCGGGTCAGCACCGTCGCCGCTGGTGACGAAGCCGGCGTCTTCAACCTCGGCGATGCTGGCGTAGACGCCCACATCCGGCGCCTGGTTCTCGCCCTTCGGAGCAGGCCCCATAATCAGCAGATTGTCGAAGCTGGCGTCATCGACAATCGGGGTCGAGATGTCGATGTTGACAGTGGCAATCTGGTCATAGTTTTTGCTCATTGACTTTTCTCCTCCTTGATGTCAACTTCGGTGAAGTAGCCGGTCTCCTTCTGCGCCAGCTCCTCGGAACCGCCGCCGCTTGAGCTCTGCTCGAACTTCGGGATGACGATGTCCTCGGTGTTGTAGTCGGCGCCTTCGTACTGGCCGCTGGTGCTCTCGGTTTCCTCCGGCTCCTCCGGCGTGTAGATGGGCTGCCCGCTTTCCGGGTCTTCCTCTCCGGTGGGGTACTGGATGCTTTCCTCTTTGAGCACGGCGGCATGACCGACCGCTTTCTGCGTGAAATAGAACAGGACGGGCAACCTGGCACGGTACTCGTAGTTGTTGTCGTTCACCAGGCCGGTCAAATCCTGCGGGTCGCCATCAAATGAAATGGCCACGTCATGGGCGTGGCACCATTCGATGACATATTGGGAGTTCAGGAAATCCACGAAGGCGAGCATATCGTCCATGGCGGTGTTCTCATAGGCCACCGTCCGCCCCGTTTCATCGTCGATGACCGGGAGCCCGTGGGTGAACAGGTCTACCTGCATACTGATGCGGGACTGGTAGTGGCCGACCAGCTGCCCCCCGATCTCTTTGTAGGCGGGGTTGAGCGGCCGCTTCACGTTCCCGGGCGTGATGGTCACCAGGGCAAGGGGAGGCTTTGCCGCCCTGCTCTGCCGGGTGAAGGTGACTTCCGCCCCGACGAAGTATTCCGCCGTCAGGGAGCGGAACAGCTCCTTTGCCTGCGATACCCTCACGGGGCATCACCTTCTTCCGTTTCCTGATCTCCAGGCTGCCCCGTCCCTCCGTCTTCCGGGAGCGCCGGTTCGCCTACGGGCGGTTCCAGGTCGATGGAGCCGGCCGCATCATTCGGGACGAGGACGAACTGATAGTTCAAGTGTGACAGGATCGTGTGGTCCCAGACCTGCGAGGACACACATTCATACCAGTCGCCATGGTAATAGAGCAGGTCTCCCTTCCGGTTCAGCTTTTCGTCGGCTACGACGAGGCCGGCTACGCCATGGGCTTCAAGCCGCTTCACTTTCCGCTGACCTTCCGGGAGAGCCTGCATCTGGTCTGTGCTCAAGGGGTGTACGTTGAGGCTGGCGCCGAAGTCGTGGTGCTCGGACACCAGGTAGCCCTTGATGTTCTTCTGCTCACCGAACCGTCTGATCCAGTAGAGCTTGTTGAAAAGCGAGATGTTCAAGGGCTATCCTCCTCTCCGCTTCACGACAAAATTGACGGACTGCCGCATGGTGCCGGTGTCGATCAACGGCTGTTCGGAGCCCTTCTTCTTGATGGTGGACTCTGCGTTCGGGGCAAAGCCGCCGTTGACGATCTCGTCCTGGACGAGGCCCTTGGCTACCACGCCGATCTGCTGGAGAGCCTGTTCCGCCGAACCGCCGGATGACACCAGCCTCTGTGCTACGTCGCAGGCCGCCTGAAGCTCGCTCTCATGGTTCTCGAAGCTCTGCCGCATGAACGGCCGTTCCGGGATGTCCGAGGCGCCGAACTCGTTGACGGCAGCGACCTGGGCGATACTGGTGCCATCCTCATACTTCTGGTCGCCCTGGAAGCCGACCTGGATCTCCATGTCGGTCATCTTCTTGAGCTCCCGGAAATACTTCTTCCCTTCTGGGGTGAGGTCGGTAAATCCGAAGCCCATGGGCTACATCTCCTCCCTCTCCCCGCTACAATGGATGGGTACGATGACAGACCGGCGGAGCTGGAGATACTGGACGCCGTAAACAGTCAGGCCGAGTTCGGCATCCGCTGCGAGGTTGGAGGCTTGATTGGCTCCAAAGCTGACGCTGCTGCCGCCCTCTGACACGCTTCCAACAGCGAAGCCGATGCCGATAATCCCAGCCTCTCCAAGCGGATTTTCGCCGAAGCCGGCCATCTTCAGCTTGTGGCAGACGAGATAGGCAAGGCCCTGCTCGTACAGCTTCCCAAACTGCTTCTTGCTCACCATGGGGCGGACGATCTCAAGCCATTTCTCCAGGGTCGCATCGTCTACGTCCTTGAACTCCTCTGCGGTGAGCCGGATGATTTCGATGGCCGTCATGGCGTTCACCCCGTTAAGCCTCGGGCGTAGCAGCAGTGGTGGTCGTGGTGGTGCGCCGCAGGGTGCGCTTCGGGGTCTTCACCTCCGCAGCGGACTCCCCGGTGGCAGCCTCCCCTTCCGGCTGCTTATCCTCGCCCTGCTCGGGCTTCTTCTCGGCGGCGGATTTCGCGGCCTTTGCCGGCTCCTCAATGAGTACGACGTAGCCCTTCTCGGCAAACGCCTTGATGGCGGGCAGCTCGGCGACATCCTCGGCCACGGGGAGCTGCTTATCAGGCATCAGGATTTCGGTGCCGATGTTGATAATCTTGCTGCTGATGTTCTTGATAATCATGGTGCAACCTCCTTAAAGTGAGGGCCGCCGAGTTTCCCTCCCCGGCGGCCCTGATGAATTACCGTTGTGTGGGCACAGAAGTGATACTTCGGTAACCGCATGGCAAATTTTAGCAGACGCCCACAGCGATCAGGCAGGACAGGGGGTAATACACGATCACGCCGGCAGTCCGGGCCTCGCAGGGGATGACGGTCTCCAGGTTACGCACCTGGAGGGGGTACTGGTAGAAGGGCATGGGGTTCTCCAGGGTCAGCTTCCGGGCGTCATTGGTGAACAGGAAGGCCACGCCCTGGCCGCCGGTGGTCTTGGCGTAGGGATTGGTCTCCAGGCTGTCCGCATCCAGCTCGGGAGCGGAAATGATGTCCTTCAGGTAGGGAGCGTGCTCCAGCAGGAACGCCTTCACGGTGGTGGAGGTGTCGGGGATACGCCGGGTGCTGATGTCCATGTAGACGTCGGTGGGGACGCACAGGGTATCGGGGCGCTCCACGTTCTTGGTGGCCTTGGCCACCTGCTTCTGCATCCCGTTCACGTCCATCAGGATCTCGTCGGCGGTCTTCTCCAGCCAGGTAGTCTTGCCGGACTCGGCGCCGGTGCCGATGGTGTAGAGCGGGATGTTCTGGCCGTCGGACAGGACGCCCATCAGTCCGCTCTCCTCGTCGCCGGCCCAGGCGATCTTGTTGGTCAGGTGGTCGATGGAGTAGCGGGCAGCCTCGGCCTTCCGCACATCCAGGGACTTGCCGGCCAGACGGGACGCCCGCATCTCCTGGGCGGAGTAGCCGTAGCTGTCGCCGATGGACTTGATGGTGGCATAGCTGGGCTTGCCGTTCACATCGGCTCGGGGCAGGTCAGTGGAGTAGTTGTCGATAATCTTGGCCAGGCCAGTCTTATCGTAGGTGTAGTAGGTGATGGTCTCCGCGCCGGGGTCAGCCTCGGAGCTGATGGGGAACAGGTTCAACGCAGTGAACTCGGGGTACTGCACGTCATAGGACTGGGCCTTGACGTGATCCAGTTCACGGGCGAAGAACATAGAGGCGTCCTCGGCGCTGTCGAAGCGGGTGCCGGGGGACGCCATAATGGCCGCCGGAATGGCGGAGTTCTTCAGCGCCCGCATTTCGGTGCTGTCATAGTGAGTGTGCTTTTTCATCTCAGTGCTTCCTCCTTCTCGCCTTATGCTCCGGTGTTGTCATCGCCGGGCTTCCACTTGCTGCTGGCGTTGTCGTACTTCAGCACCTGTCCATCGGTGGCCGGACTGGAGAGGTCAACATCGGACAGATCGGACAGTTTGGTGGCGCCAGCGGAGCCGCCACCACCAGAAGCGTTGCCGCCGGTGACGGGCTCACGCATCAGCTCGACAGGAGCCACGCCATTGTCCACGCCGCCCAAGAACCGGCCGTTCACAGCGATGGTGTTGCCGGAGTCCTCGGTGCTGGTGAAGCAGCCAGCTTCGTCGCCGTTGATGACAAGCAGCAGGGGGTCGCCGTAGGCGGGCTCGTCGCCGGCCGCGACACGGACATAGATGCGGCCGTAGCGCATGACGCCCACGCCCACGCCCTTGCGGACGTAGATGCGGCCCTCCAGGTCATACTCGGTGGTGCGGTTGTTGGTGGCGACGCCCTCGAACTTGTCGGCGGTGGCGCCGGTGGCGGGCAGGGCGACGTTGGTGCCGGGCTTGGAGCCCTGGACAACGCCCATGCCGAACTTCAGGGTGCCAGTCTCCTCCTCATTCAGGAAGGTGTCGATGGCATAGGGCGCCAGATCGACGATGCCGCCGGGGGCGCCGATAGGGGTTGCGTAGCCGTAACGGGTCTGAGCACTCATTTTACTTGTCCTCCTTCTTCTTGTTCTGCTGACGGTCGATCATGCGCTGCCGGGCCTTGACGGAGGAATCGCCGTCATCGGCGGGGTTGCTGGTGCGGCCGTCCTGGTTGAACATCTGCTTCACCTGGTAGGCGGTGTCCTTCCGGGTGCTGGCCTTCACATCGGAAACGGCGCAGTCGAAAGCGGCGTTGATGTACGCCTTGCTCTTGCCGTCCAGGCGCAGGGCAGGACGGACGGCACGGATGACGGCCTTCTTGGCGTCCATGATCTTCATGTTCTCCAGGCCGTCCATGTTCAGGGCCCGGCCCACGATGCCGAGCTGGATGCGCTGCCGCACGATGGCGTCGATGGAATCGACGTTCAGCACGGACTTGCCGACATCCTTGGCGTTGGTGCTGGGGATGTCATCGTCGTCGCCGTCGGTGTTCTCCTCCGTGGGCAGCTCGACCTCGTCATCCTCGTCTTCCTGGGCCTTGGCAGGCACGGTGGCGGCGGGAGCAGCGCCCTCGTCGTCCTCGTCGCAGTTCTCGCCGTCGCACTTGGAGCCGTCCAGGGCAGCGCAGTCGAAGTCCTTCTCGGCGAGCAGGGTGTCGATGATGTCGAACAGGATCTCCATATCGTCATCCTGGTTGGCGATCACGCCATTGGCCTCGTCGAGGGTCTTGGGGTCGCCTTCCTGGCCACGACGGTCACGGCGATCCTTGACCATCTGCACCTTGGCGGCGGTGTCGTCGCCGTCCTCCTTGCCGGAGGCAGCGATGACGGTGTCATCGCCGTCGGAAGCGGGCTTGACCTCCGCAGCGGGGGCGGAGGCAGGCACATCAGCAGGCTTCACGTCGCCCTCCTCGTCGGCCTTGGCGGCCATGCGCTGGGCGCGGCGGTTCTTGTAAGCCTCGATGGCCTTGGCGAGCTCTTCGGGGGACATGACACCATCGGCCCGGCGAGCTCCCTTCTTGGTCTTGGGGTTTGCACTCATGTTCTTTGCTCCTTTCATTTTTCGGTCACGGCTGTCGATATTCAGCCGTGCCTGCTCACCGGCCCTGGCCTCAAGGACAAGTGCCAAGTGATTGATAACGATGTTCCGCTGAACTGCGTCGTAGGGCTGCCCTTCCCATTCGCCCGGAGTTTCATCGAGATCGAGGTTATAGCCGAGGGACAATTCCTTCAATCCCGCCGATTTCATCTCGTCCGTGTCATGGATGATGATTTCGGCTCGGACATCGTTACCGTTCCGATACCCTTCGGACAAAATAGTGCCGACCGCATTTTCGTGGACATTGTCCTTCGTAATGAGGCCGGCGTCGTGAGTGATGATGATGGGCTTGCCCTTGTAGGTCTTGAGGCTTTCAGGCGCGAAAACCTCTTCCGGGAGCCGAAGTTCCCTCCTGACAGATCCGTCAGGGTTGGTGTACTCGAAGATACCCGTGCTGGTCAGGATCGGCCGGTCGATCAGGTATCCCTCGGCCGTGAAGTAGGTCTGGTTCAGCGGAAGGCTATCCAGGCGTACCACACGGGTCAGCTTTGGGGTCACAGGGCCCCCACCCCCTTTCGTGTTTTCATGGCGTAGGGCGGTCATTCTGCGGGCTTATCCCCGGGATCAGCCTCGCTGCCCTCACCGTCTTCGGAGCCTTCTTTCACGACGGTAAGCTCCCCTTCGGCAAAGGCGCTGCCCTCGCCTTCGTCGGCGTTGGCAGTCTCCTCCCCTACGGCCTGGGAGATCATCTCCGTCAGCTTGAGGGTGAGCACCTGGACGTGCTCCAGTTCGTCCAGGAGCATATCCTGGTAGGTATCGACCACATCGCCGACACTCTGCTCGGTATCCTGGACGCCCATGGCCAGGCTGTCGATCTGCTCGCATACCTTGACCATCTGCCGGCTCAAGCTGCTGATGGCGTAAGCGTTTTTCATGGCGTTTCAGTCCTTTCTGTCAAATCTGTTCCCGGGAGGCCCTGTCGCCCGGTCAGGGGGGTCCCGGCTGTATATCAGCACATTCATCCTCATAGGCAACATTCCCTCCCTCGGCAGCCCGTTCAGGGCGATTTCCCGAAGCGGTCACGGCGGAAGGTGTCCTTCCAGCCTTCAAACTTGTCCCTCTCGACGACGTCGGGCTCGCACTTCTTGTTGCAGCCCTTCCGGTTCCGCTTGCAGATGCAGACGGTCTTTCCGTCCTGAATGTCGATATAGACCTTGATCTTCTCCTTCTCCTCCATTCAGGTCAGTCCCTCTCTTTCGCTTTCTGCATCGGAACGTCCACGGTGTCGAGGTCAAACACGGGTATGGCCACACACCGGCAGCAATAGTCCTCGCCGGGGTGGCAGTGCCTCCCGGTGTAGACCCGGCCCGCCTTCGTTTCATACCACATCTCCGGCGGGTCATCCCACCGGAATATCTTGCCGTCCAGGGCCCGGTGGCAATCCCGGACACGGCTGTCCTTGGAGGATGACCAGCGGTATTTGGTACAGCCCGCATCCTCCTGCTGCATTTTGGAGATCTTGGCGTTCAGCGTGGATACCTGGTCACGGGCCAGGGCCTGCGCTTTGCGGCGGGTGACGCTGTATTCCTTCTGGATCTCCTTCGAGATGTCCGTGACGGTGCGGCCCTTCCTGAATCCGTCCAGAATGATTTCGCGCATGGAGCCGAGCGTGTCGTTCGGTATGCTCTTGATCTTTTGGACGTTTTCATCCACCCAGCGCCGCAGGGCCTCCTCGTAGAAGTCGCCGCTGTAATAGTCATCCATCAGGTCGATGCCGAGGGTGTCCTTGCACACCCGCTTCCATTCCCGGAGCGAGTTGGTCTTGGTGAGCCTGGCGATCTTCTTCACGAGGCTGTCCAGCCCGAATGCGGCCAGCTTCTGCTCCAGTTCCTCGGCAACCTTCTGGAGCTCCTGGCGAACCTTGTCCTCCAGGTTTCTGGAGGCGTCCAGCCTGGAGTCGTTGCGCTGCTCACGCCGGTACTCCTCGATGATGGAGGGCAGGTGCTCCATGAGCGACTTCTTCAGGAGCCGGATGTAGCCGTTTGTCACCCGCTTGAACTCCCGCTCCGCCGTGTCCGGGTAGTGCGGAACAGACCGGCTGCGGAGGGGTTGATGTCCCCTGAATTTGCCCTTTACCGCCTCTTGGACGGCTAACTGGTGTTGTTTGTTGGTCATGGGGCCTTACCCCCTTTCCCGGCCCTTTATGGCGATTTGGCGGGGTATTCCGTGCCCCTGTGATGGTCAGATAATCCAGTTCATCCCGTGTTCGTCGATGATGTCGGAAAAGTCTTCGACATCATGCGGGATGATGTAACAGGGCTTCCCCGGCTCGAAGCCGATGTGCTTCAGCTCGTGGTGCATCAGGATCTCCATTTTCTCTGCGGAGAGCCCGGCGCAGCTCGGCCGGTAGAAGGTGACGATGAAGTCATAGGGAGCGAGAGCCTTCACCTTCTCGCTGACCTTCTCGGTGTCGGCGTAGACGGCTTTGCCGTGGCTTTTCTTCTCCTTGTCGGAGTACAGATAGGCGACCCTGCACTCGGGCGTATCCAGGCGCTTCAGGTCTTTCCTGTCGGCGATGACCTTCGCGGCCAGGGCCTTCAGCTCGTCATCAATCTGGAACATCTGCACCCCTCCTTCAGAGCGCCCCCGCATCTTCCCAGACCTTGTAAATCTTCGGGCCCTGGAGGGCGATCCAGTCCACCATCTCCTCGTTCTTGGCCCACGGGCCTTCGATGCCGAAGGAGCTGCTGGCAAGGCCGCTTTCGTTGAAAAACGCATGGACAATCTCATGCCGGAGCGTTTCTCTCTGGGCGGCCTCAATGGTCTCCGCAGGCTCATGCTCCCAGCCTTTGTAGGTGGCCATGTCGCAGACCACGATCTTCTTTATCAGGCCGTCGCAGTATCCGTCGATGTTGAGGCGGGCAAACGCCTCGTCTTCGTCGTATTTCTTGACCACGACGGCATATTCAGTACCCAGAATGTTCAGCTTCATGTGTCCTCCTAAAAGGCTCCTAAAACCGCTGGGAGCCGTTCTAATGGGGTAGGTATTGCTACGGCCCGTGGAAATCGCTGTATTCGGGTCGCGGGGCATGAAAAAAGCGGGGCGGCCTCCTCGGCCACTCCGCTCTCCCCATATTCTATTGCGTGGGCGGGGATCTGCACCCCGCATACCTGGCTTTCCTACAAGCGTCCTCCGGCTTTATGAACCGCTACGGTGCCCCGACCACTATCCAGGCTTATGATAAAAGCGTCTACCTATTCCGCCACCACGCAGAGGGTTACTCCTCGCCCTCCAGGCTGGGCTCTCCATCGGGACGATACAGCTCGTTCCCGATTACCGTCACGATACCTTCGGCGGTTTTGCCCCGTTCCGTGAGGTCACGGCCGTCTCTGTCCGCATCCACGGTTTCATCGACCTCGATGTCGGCGATCTGGTCATACAGTTCGTCAATCTCGTCGTCGCTCATGGCGGCGATGGCCTCCTTGGTGTAGCCAAACTCCTGCTCGATGAAGTCGAGCTGCGTTTGGCTGAGAACATCAAGGACAGCTTCTGCGCTCGGGTTCATTTCTTGCGGCCTCCTCTCCACATCACGGTCATCACGTTACCGCTTTCAGTATCAACGACCATCCGGCTACCTTCGATGTCGTAGCACCTGGTATGCGGACGGTTCCCGGGGCTCGGCACCCCGTCAGTCCTCATTTTGTCTATTCTCCCTACGGACATCTTTCTGCCTCCGATCCTATCGAAGGCATGGGCCGAAACAGAACGTATCTCGACGCCGTCGAGGGTTCTCTGCCCCACAAGGCGCTTCTCGATCTTGGCTTTCTCCTTCGGGCCAAGGCTGTGCTCGCTCCCGCCCTTCTGGCCGGGGCGGCCTTTGTGCCCGTGGTTTCCAGATCCAGGGCCACCATCCTTGGTGGTATCCTGATACTTTATCGTAACTGTTTTGACGGATTTGTCAATAGGATTTTCAGAAATATTCGTTTCCGAACCGTGTTCCTCGACTGCCTCTCCGACGCTCTCGGCCAGTTCCTCAAGCATCTCGCCATCATCATCCCCGAAAAACAGGGCGGTGTCGATGCAGGTCTTCAGGATCTTCAGGCCGTCGGCGAACGGCTGGAACATGGAGGCGGCCAGTTCGTCCAGTTCCTGCATGGTGCGGAACTTCGCCCCGGACATCTCCAGGTCGAGGCAATCCGGCTCGCCTTCGTAGTCGGTGCAGAGGAACAGATGGGGCCGCAGGCCGGTATCCGGCTCCAGGGGGCCACGTCCGAGCGGGATCAGCTCCTTCGGGCTGATGCCGAACTCCTCCTCCGTTTCCCGGAAGGCCGCCTGCACGGGGGTTTCCCCGGGTTCCACATGGCCGCCCGGGCCGCAGACGAGGCCGTAGCCGAAGTCATTGTGTCGGGTGCCGGAAAGGACACGGCCATTCGAGATCACCAGGACGCCCACGGAGTCTTTTGGCCGGTTGATAGTCCCGTCCACCCCGTCAGCGTTGCCTACTCCCTTATCTGCCTTCTCCTCAAGCTCCTCGGCACTCATGTCCTGGGGCAGCTTCGTGGCCGCAGGGGCCGCAGCAGGAGCGTTTCCCCCTTCCTCCGGGTCGGCATTGTGCTCCTCGACGCTGACATCCTGCCCGTATTCAGGGAAGCTGCCTTCTTCGGCGATACTACCGCTCCAGGGCTGTGCGACCTGTCCCACGGCTTCTGCCGGGATCTCCCCTTCAATCTGCTCCGGGAGCAGGTCTTCATCGTCGTATTCGTCCAGCATGGCCTCCACGTCGAACTCCTCGCTGTCGGCCAGCTTCTGGCGTACCTCGCTCGGGTCGATGGCCTGCATGTTGACATAGATCTGGGCGGTCTGCGCCCGGGTGAACTTGGTCTGCTCCCGCTTCTGCTCCAGGTCAGCCTGCTCCAGGTCGCTCAAAGACCAGAGCGGATTGAACTCGATCTTCAGCTTCGGGACTTCATCGACCTCTCCGGTGGCAAGGCCGGCCTGGAAGATGATGGACAGCAGATACCGCAGATTGCTCTTGAGCATCCGGCGCTGGATGCGCTCGATGTAGTTGTAGTAGTTCTCCATGCTGGTGTCGTCGGTGGAGCTCATACCCCCGACGGCCTGGCCGAACAGGATGGTCTGCGGGATGTTGGAGAGGGCGGACAGCATATTGCAGGACGCGCTCACCACATCGTTGATGCCGCTGAACTGGAACGTCTTGAAGTCGTAGTCCTCGCCCTCGGCGTCGATGACCAGGCTGTTCAGGAGCCCCCGGGCCATGTCGATGACCTGGAGGCGCTTCAGCACTTTGTTCTCGCCTTCCTCTGTGGCCAGCTCCTCTGCCAGGTTCTGCATCTTGTAGATGGGCTGGACGGAGCGATCCAGCAGCTTTGGGGCGCTGCGGTGCGCGATCTCCGCATCCCGCAGGGCCTTATTGAGCCGGATGTACTCCGGGACGCCCCAGAGCTGGTAGACAGAGTTCGTGGTGTTTTCAGGCAGTATGCCGTTTTGAAAAACGAGGCACCGGCTGTCATGGACTGTAAAGCTCCCGTACTTGCTGAATACCTGGTAGTATTCAGGCAGGCCCAGGCGGCTTGCCCGTGTGCTGAACGGATCTCTCGGGTCGTAGTTGAACAGCGGCGTGTAGTCGGGCTGAACAACGGAGCGGTCAAATACCCGGATGTCGTCGATGGACTGGATGTTGCGCCAGTCAAGCGGTTCATCCAAGCCGCGCCCGTCATTGATAAGCATGACCGCCAGGGAGCCTCCAAAGAGCCGGGCCCATTTCAGGCTGGTGATGGCGGTTTCGTCCCAGTCCAGCTCGTCCAGGGCCTCGGTGTAGAAGTCCTCGACCTTCTGATCCGAGATGTCCTTCAGCTTGAAGCCGTGCTTTATGGCCTCCTCGGCCGGGGTGTCGATGATCTTGGCGAACAGGCCATTCCCTTCGTAGTACATGGTCAGCAGCTCGTCGGGGACGGCGCTCTCCGGGATGTACTTGTACTGCTCGGACGAGTCCTTTTGAGTACCATACCGGGTCATCATGTTCACATAGCCATCAGCACGAAACGGCCGCACCGCCTTGCCGGCCTGCTTCAGGATCAGGTCGTTGTAGCGTCTGATGCGGTCGAGCTGGGCCATTTTCGATTCTCCCATGCCGTTTTACACCTCTCTCCGGTATCGTAATCAAATCAGGCTGCTGACATCGAAGGAACTGGCCTCGATCTCTGCAAATCCGTTGGCGGAAGCGTCCACCATATCCTTGAACTTCCCATCCGGGAAGTTTTCCAGCTGCAACAGGTACTCCTCATTCCAGGGGCCGGCCACCAGGTCGAAGTTGCCGGCCTGCCACTGTGCGGCCATAGGCTCCGCCCTGGCCTCCTTGCTGCCTGTTTCTGCCACGGTCTTCACATCAAAGCCCGCCAGGTACTTGATGTAGGACTCCGCCTGCTCCTTGCCGGCCTGCCCGGGGTCTTTGGGGAGCCGGATGCGGACGCGCTTGTAGGCGGCCCGGTCTGCCTGGGCCGTGAGCTTGATGGTCTTTCGCACATCCGAGGCCGACATCTGCCGGTTGATGACATCGGCGATGACGTACCGGCCATTCTTCCGCTTTCCAATGAGTACGCCGGAGGTATAAGCCGGATCGCCGTCCTCTGTCTTCTCGGTGGCGGCCAAGTCCCAGCAGCGTACCCATCGGATAACGTCGTTCGGGACTTTGTCCAGAATATCGCCCAGCTGGGTTCGCTTGAAAAACAGGCCGGCTGCCGCCTTGATCTTCCAGTTACCATTCAGGAGCCGTTCCCGCTCAATGACGGACAGGGCTTTCAAGTTGGCCAGGTAGCCTGGGTTGACCCGCAGCAGCTCCTTGTTGTCTTGCAGCTTCGAGGCGATGAAGGTGACCGAGCGAGGCTCCTGCCGTTCTTCCTCCGTCTGGAGGCCAAACTGTTCCCAGAGCTCCTGCCTGGTGTTCGCCCAGTACAGCGTTTCATTCCGGCGGATGAACCACCGGATCTTGCCGCTGCGCTCCTGGATGGGGTATCCCGTGTCCTTATCTATCCACCATTCGATGAACTTTGCCACCCAGCTATCCGCATCCGGGTTGCAGGTGGCCCGGACAAACGGGGTCACGCCGCAGGTGGAGCGGTTACGGGACAGCATGTAGAAGAACGTCTTTTCGGAGAAGTGGGTCAGCTCGTCAAATCCGATCTCACAGATCTGGGCGCCTTGCCATTTGTGGACATCTTCATCCCGCTCGATATGGGCGAAGGTCACCTTCGAGACGATATTCCCGTCCTTGTCCCTGAACCACCACTGACCTCTCGCAATCTTCGGGTCAGCCCCTCGGATGCCACGGTAGATCTGCATGGACTCGTCCCAAAGGCCGCCCTGGGAAAAAATCTGATTAAAATTGCGGCGGAAGATGGTGCATCCGAAGCCGGGCACATTCTTGTACCGCAGCGGTGAGAGCAGCAGCCCGTAGGATTTACCGCCGCCGGCGGCTCCCCCGTATATACAGACGTTTGCGGGGGTGGCCATGAACTGGGTTTGAGGGCCTTCCTGCGGCTTCAGGATCTGCGACATCCTATCACCGCCTTACTGCTCTGACGGCGCTTCTGCGGTCTCCCCGGGGCCCGGTTTGCCTTCCTCTTTCTCTTTCATCTCGCAGCTTTCCTCGGCCTGGATCTGCGGCATGTAGATGACAACATCGCTGTTGCCGTCCTCGTCGTTCATATTGAGCGACGCGCTATATCCATCCGGGTTGGAGCCCAGAGCAGCCACCTTGGCGTCCAGCTCGATCTCCCGGCGCCGGTCTGCTGCGATGCTCTCGCGCTCCTTGCGGTTCTCCTCCGGTTCATACCCGGCCATCCGCATCAAGGCGGTGTAGGCGTCCAGGTTTCCGCCCATAGCCATGGTGAACAGCCTGGCCTGGAGCGCAGCCATGTTCGTCTGCTCATTGACCGGAAATCCGAGCTCTGCCAGGTTGCTGGCGATCTTTCCTTTCGCAGCCATATCAAGCAGGTATCTGACGGCTGATCTGGCATCTCGTTTTGCCCTTCGGGCCTCTCCAGATTTAACGCCACCGTTGTGCTGCCGTTTCTTTAGCTCCTCTTTACTTAGGTCGCCACTGCGGATCGGCTTCAGGTTGGCGTCCTGTTTCGGGTTTCTGGCCATCAGATCTCACCTTCTTTCTGCATGAAAATAGCCCCTCGCACGAATGCGTAGGGGCCATTTTACGGGCTTGTATTTCCGGGGGTGGAGTTATATCCCGTACAGTCTTTGCACGGTTTCCACGCCCTTTTGCGCGATTTCCGAGGGGTCTTTGCCGATTGATTGATAAAACGCCGGATAGACCAGGCACTCGTATCCCCGGCGCATGTTGTCCGAGTCCTCTTTCGAGATCCCCAGCCGGAAATCCTTGGCGATGCGGAGCGCAGCCTTGAAGTCTCCGGCTGCTACCAGCCGCCGGACGGCTTCGCTCTTACGCTCCATACTTCTCCTCCGGTTTCCGCTTCCCGTCATCGAACGGGAGCAGGTATCGGTTCGGGTTGTGCTTCTGGAGGCAGATGTTAATGTCCCGGTTCCAGGTACAGTCGTCGAACAGGTTCTCCTCCAGCGGGGTCAGGATCTTCTGGTCATTCTGGATGGCGTGAACTGCATCACGCCGGAGCTGATACTTCCCGTATGCGGTGTGCCAGTTGTACGCCCATTCTGGGAACAGGCCCTTCACCTTCCGGCACTCCTCTACCGGCTTCGGCACCGGGATCACCGCTGGGTCGAGCAGATGGAAGAAATCCATCCCCTCCCACCCCAGCACCCCCTCCAGGGGCTCCTTCTTCGTCCACATCAGCACGATTGCCTTTGCCGCGAAGATGGTCTCCTCCGCCGGTTTGCTGACCGCATCGTTCGCCCGTTTCAGGGCCTCGACCTCGTCCAGCAGGTGCGGGTAGAATATCTCCGCCGTCTGGGTCAGCATCTTCCAGAGCTCCTTGCGGTTCTTTTTGAAAAGCTCCGCCGCCAGCCGGCCTGCCCTTACGACCTCCTGCTTTCGGATGGCCCGGTGCAGCTCCTTCGCCAGTTCGTCCTTCGTCATCCCGGTCGGTTCCGGGCAGAACATCAGATTGCAGACGAAGTAATCCGCATCCCGGTTCTTCTTCGCCGCGCACATCAGAGCCAGCGCCCTGGTCAGGGCTGTTTCGTCGCCTATCTCCGAGAGCGCCAGGATCTCCTTCGTGATGACTCCGAAGCAATCCTCGGCAGAAATGACAAGGAACCGCTTCCGCAGGTACGGCATGTACCCAGGAAGCAGCTCCCACATCGCATGGCCGGCCAGTTCATAGTCGCCCTTTCGGATCGAGTTCTGCATGACGGACGTAACCTCCCAGAAGCTACGGCCCGTCCGTGTCAACATCTGATACGCCAATTCCATCATCCTTTCGCCAATTTGCGGCCGAAAACGTAACATTTTTGGCCTTTACTATATCTTAACTGATTGCGGCTGAAAGTCAATGGAAAGGCGGATTTTGCGGAAAGTTTTTCGGAAATCTATCGTTTCACATTGATGTGAGGCACGTTCGTCTTCACGTTGTAGGAGAAGTATTTGCCCCACTTCGCCTTCATCAGATTGATGCTGGCGATTTGGTCTCCCCGCTTCTTCCCCGAGGCCCCTCCCTCATTCGTGTCGGTCAGGCCCTTCGAGCAGAAATACTTCGGCTTCAGGATCACCCGGTTCACCAGGAGCTCCTGGAGCACGAGGTCGAGGTCGTAGTTGTACTCCAGCTCTTTGTGGCATTTCGCTTTGAAAACCGGCCGGTTGACCCACCGGACGGCCCCGGCACACCCCTTGAAGGAGAACTCGCAGTCGTAGTTCCAGGGGCGGATGGTGGCGTCTGTGGCTCCGAAGCCTATTTTCAGGTCTGCCATGAGCTGTCCGATCCGCTCCAGCTCCGCCGTTACGACCTCCGGGTCATCCAGGGACACCGTATCGTACATGCGGTAGTAGAAGTGGTGGATGTCATCATCCAGGATGGCGATAACATCCTCCGGGGCATTGTCAATGAGCCATTGGTTCACCTCGGTCAGCCCACAGATCAGCTCGTCCTCCACGGGCCACACCTGGATATGGTCTGCCACATCCTTCAGGGCCTCCCGGTACTCCGCCTCCTCGCTCGCCCGGACGATGTACGTCCCGTACTGAAGGAAGCGATGGGCCGTGCAGGTTTTGGCCCGCTTGTAGCTTGGGATATAAATGCCGAAGGTCGGTTCGCTCATTCTCCCCCACCCCCAGCCTCGTCCATCTCCATGACCGTCATAATGGCGTAGTTGGCCAGATCCAGCAGCGTGTCCTTGATGGACTCGTCGTTCACCTTCCGGTCACCCTGCCGGGACAGGGTCTTGAACCGGCTGAACTTGTCGCCCAGCCTGATCCTCGGCATGGCCATCCCCTCTTCCAGGAAGGTGACGTGGAAGCTGTCGCCATAGTCGTGGTTTTTCCGCTCATAGAGTTCGTTCAGAGCCTTGCAGATCTCCATGTGCCTGGCGACCTTGCTGTTCATCGAATCCACCCCCTCGGAAGCTCATATCCGCAGTTGAAAATGTAGTCCAGCACGGACAGGTTCTCCACGAACTCCCCGTGCAGCTGCGGATACCGCACGGGTTCATAGTCGGTGTAAATCAGGTCGATGCCCCGGCGCTCGTACTCCTCCGGCTGATGGTACGCCGCAGCGCCCCTCCCGCTCAAATAGACATCTGCCCCCAGCTTCTCGCACATCTGGAAGATGCGCTCGTCCTTATGGCCGCGGATGCCCAGGGCCGACGCCCGGGTTATGGCCAGCGGCATGATGCCGAAGCTGTCGATGATGTGGAGGGTGAGGTTTTCGTTCATCTCGGTCAGCCAGGCGTTACCGGGCCCTGAGAAGAACAGCATGATCTTCAGCAGCTCCAGCCCTTCATCGAAGTGCGGGGCCTTCCGGTAATTCTGCTCAATCGTCTTGACCGCCTGCCGGATGCAGTGTCCGGGGTCTGCGATCTCCACCCGACAGAGCGGCGTATCGTGATGGGCGTGAACCGGGATCGTCAGCTTTTTGGGGCCAGCCTCGGTCTTGATGCGGTTCCAGTTGTGCATACCCTGTTTGGAAAACTGCACGTCATCGGAAAGCACCAAAACATCGCTCCGGGCAACCTTGTAGAAAAAGCCCATGTAGGGCAGGAAATCAGGCTGGTGCGAGGTCAGGATCATAAGGCTCCCCTCCTGAATACGCACTCGAACGCTTCGGCCAGGGGGTAGCCCGCCTGGGAGCCCCGGAGCACGGGCAGCGCATACAGCGCCTTCGTAGACCTTGGGTGCGGCACCGGCCGGATGACGTTCTCGTAGGCAGCCAGGGCGTCAACCTTGGCGTCTACCGCCTCCGGGGACACCTCGACGAAGGTGTTCGGCTTGAACCGCTCCTCAGATGGGTTGAGCGCCCAGTCAGTGGAGGACTGCACCTCCATCAGGTACAGAGCCTCGACCGGGTGGTATTTCCCCCTCCCCCGCTGCCAGAGCCTGAACGCCTCCATGCAGGACGCCGCCGCCCAGTAGTGGTCGGTGTTGATGTCCCCGGGGTGCTGGGTGAAGATGGTATCGGGTTGAAAATCCTTGATGACGCCCTCGATGTCCTGCACCATCTGCCGGTGGTCTGCGTTGTGGAAGTTGCTGTCGGTGTAGTAGAACAGATCTCGGCGGATGCCTTCCCCCAGGATAGCGTGGCTTCTCTCCATATCGGCCACGATCCTGGCCTCGTCATCCTGATACCTGGTCGTATCGCAGTTGTTCAGGACGGTTACCGCCACCTTATCGCCCCGCCGGATGGCTTCGTAGATAAAGGCGCCGGCGCCCAGGACTTCATCGTCGGGGTGGGCTACGACAAACAGATGCCTTTTCATATCAGCTCACCCCTCCCTCGAACACACTCTCAATGAGCCGGAGGACGGTCGGTTCATCCATCCGCTCCGCCAAGTCGGAGCGGTAGGGCACATCCAGCTTTTTCACGCCCGGGTTGCTCCTGGAGACTACCATGTAGTCCCCCTTCACCGTGGCGATCTCCGCCTCCTCCTCGGTCAGAAGGGCCTCGTGCATCTTCTCCCCCGGGCGGATGCCGATAACATCGACCGGGTAGTCCTCCGGGAGCTTCAGGTATTCGCATACGGCCTTGGCGAGATCCCCGGTTGTGCAGGCGGCCGATCTCTTCACCAGGAGCTCGCCGCTGCGGCCGATGATGAACGCCTGACGCACCAAGGAAACGGCCTCCTTCACCGTCATCATAAACCGGGTCATGCCCGGGTCGGTGATGGTGATAGGCATACCGTTCTGCACCTGCTCGATGAACAGGGGCACAGCGGAGCCCCTGGAGGCTACCAGGTTCCCGAAGCGTGTGACGCAGATCTCGGTGCCGCTCTGCTGCTCCGCCTTCTGGATGGCCAGCTTCTCCATGTACGCCTTCGTCATCCCCATGGCCGAGGTTGGATAGACCGCCTTATCGGTGGAGAGGCACACGACCTTCTGGACGTGCTTCTGGATGGCCGAAAGCAGAAGGTTCTCGCTCCCCATGATGTTGGTCTTCACGGCCTCCATCGGGAAGCTCTCGCAGGACGGAACCTGCTTCATGGCAGCCGCATGAAAAACGAAATCGACGCCATACATAGCGGCGTCGATGGTTCTTTTGTCCCGGATGTCCCCCAGGAAGAAGCGGACGTTCCGGTGGGCCCGGTATCTCTGGGACATATCATACTGCTTCTTCTCGTCTCGGCTGAAGATGCGGACTTCCTCCGCCCCGGCCTCCAGGCACTCGTCCAGAAAGGCGTTCCCAAACGTGCCCGTACCGCCGGTAATCAGCACCGTGGCGTCTTGCAGCGTAGCAGCGTACTTCAAAGAGCCTTCACCGCCCTCTCGACCTCCATGCACACCTCCGCCACATCGTCTTCCGTCATGTGCGTGTGGTACGGGAGCGTAATCAAGTTCTTGTAGGTGTTGTAGGCTTCCGGGTAGTCTGCGATGTCAAAGCCCTCCCGGATGTAGGCGGTGAACATCGGGAGCGGCTTGTAGTGGACGTTGCAGCTGATGCCGGCGTCTACCATGTGGGCGAACACCCGGTTCCGCTCCTCCTCCCCTGCCCCGGGAATACGGATCGGGAACAGGTGCATGGAGCTGGTGTAGCCCTTTCCGAAGTGCTGAAGGCCGGCCTCCACGCAATCAGGCAGATGCTTGTAGTAGGCTCTCGTCAGCTTCTCCCGGGCGGCGGTCAGTTCCTCCATCCGGTCGAGCTGCCCCAGGCCGGCCGCAGCGTCCACATCGGTCATAATGTGGTTGTAGCCGAACAGGGCGATGTCGTACTCCCACTCCCGGCCGTGGATCTTGTGGATGTTCTTTCCGGTCTGGCCGTGGTCGCCCAGCAGGGCCATCCTCCGCTCCAGCAGGTCATTGTCGATGTTGTCGAAGTCCCTCCAGACGGCAGCGCCGCCCTCGCCCCCGGTGGTGATGGGCTTCAGGACGTGGAAGCTGAAACAGGTGAAGTCAGCCACGCACCCAATGGGGTAGCCCTCATAGCTGGCTCCGAAGCTGTGGGCCGAATCCGCAACGACGGCGACCCTGCCTATGCTTTTTTGCAGAGGCGTGGAGGGGCGATATAGGCTGGCTTTGCTGGAAATCGCTTGAAAAAGGTCTGCGTACCGGCACGGGACTCCACCGTAATCTACCGGCATGACGGCCTTGGTTCTCTCCGTGATAAGGCTGGGGAGCTTTCCGTAGTCCATCTCGAAGCTGTCATGCTTCAGGTCGCAGAACACGATCTTGGCGCCTACGTTCCGAATGACCTCCGCAGTAGCGGAGTAGGTGTATGGCGTAGTGATGACTTCGTCGCCCGGGCCGATGTCGAGCGCCCGCAGACTCATTTCCATGGCGGCCGTGCAGCTGTCGTAGCAGACAGTGTGGTCGGCTCCGCTGTGGGCGGCGACCTCCATGGCAAAAGCGGCCACCTTGGGCCCGCCGGTCAGCCATCCGCTCTTCAGTGTCATCTCCACCTTCTGGATCTCGGCAGAGCTGATGTCAGGTTTCGCAAACTGGATCATTCCGCCTCGACCTCCTCTTCCGCTCTGGCCACTTCGTCTGCGCTGATGATTTGGGCCTTCATCTGGTCGTACCAGATGGCCCGGCCTTTGATGTGCCGGCTCTTGGCCACCTTGACCTGGCCTCCCTCGATACCGAGCTTCCGTACCAGGTCATTGTAATCCAGCTCGTTCCGGCAGGCGATCAGCACATAATCGTACTGCTCGTAGTGGATGGGCTCCATCTCTTTGATGCTGCGGTCTTCGACCGGCTTCGGGGGCTTCTCCAGATCCAGCTTGAAGCTCCCCATCAGGTCAGCCGTCCAGTCGCCCAGCTCCTCCAGATCCCACTCGCCGGCGTGGCTGTTCAGTTTGATGTTGATGTACTTCTGCTCGGCGACCGTGTAGCCAATGAGCATCTTGCACTCCACGATCATGTCGGGGTTTTTCTTCTGGAAGATGGTCACCCGCTGGTTTCCGCCGATGACCTGGTCATTCTCGTTGATGACGATGATGTCGAAGTCGCCGTATTTCTCCAGGGACTCCTCCAGATCCTCCCGCTTCTGCTTCTTGATTTTGCGGGGGTTTCCGAAGTCCAGCTTCAGATCTCCTACACGGCGCCTCACGATCTCGATGCGCTTTTCCATTTCCTGTACCTCCTAACAGCAAATAAAAAAGCGCCACCAAAACTGTGGCGCTTTCTGGATTTCCCGTCCCCTAACGGTCATCCAAATTTTCCGTTTTACAAGATAGCACAGGAAAACTATGCCTTACAATGCCTTTTCGTGCCTTTTCATGCCTTTTAGTGTGCGTGACAGGAAATCATCGCCGTACCCAGGTCTTTCCCCCCTTCCCTTTGTCCATAGCGTAGATGGTCAGGACATTGTCGATAATGGAAAAGCTCTGAACAGTCATGTCCATGAGCCTATCCGGCCGCAGCTCCTTCACTTCGCCATTGTTGAGCTTGCTCCATTCGCCGTCTGGTACGCTTTCGATGAATACCTCGGCGTTGCTGCACATCTTGTATTTCTTCAGGAAATCTCCTACTTTCATTCCTTCTCCTCCTTGAACTCGCCGCCGCAATCTTCTGTCAGAATGGCGGAAACCTGGATGCTTTGGATGTACTCTCCGTAGCCGAACAGCTTCAGGGCCTCGACCCAGGCACACTGATTGCTCGCGGCGTTTATTACAGCTCCGACGGCTGTACCGTTCACATAGGTCGCAATCACAGCATATTTCATGTGCGTCCCTCCTTTATCGGGTTCCTTCTATTCCGAAAACTCCCTCTTTGTAATGCTCGGGGCACAGAACATAGTCGGTCTCCCCCAGCATCTTGTCAAACGCATCTATCCCGGCCTCCCCGACAAAACAAGCTGTGCAAAAATGCTTTCCGCAGTAGTCGCACTCCCAGAGGTCTCCTCTGCGGTCATCGTGTGCATCCCACTTTTCTTCAAGCCCGCAAATGTCGCAGGTGTATGTATCTCTGCTCATGTTATACAAAGAATCACCATCCTCGTGTTCTCCCCATGCAATAGGTGCTTCAGACTCTTTTGTGGAGCGCATAGACAACGACTCCCCGGAGCTTGGCCACCCGTTCAAACTCCTCTTCATTCATCGGCTGAAGGTAAAAGCGAGCCTCTTTCAGGTGCCCGTCCTCGTAGATCTTCATTCCGTAGACCACATGGTCGGCGCCGGTTTCTTCCAGCAGCTTCTTGGCCTCCTGCTCGAATTTCTGGAGGTTCAGTTGAATATCCCGCCATCTCATTTGTCCTCCCTCGATTCGGCCATTACTGCCCCATCTGCTCCATCGAATCCATTCCATACCAATGCCTCCTTACCAGGCGCGGGCCAGTCCGCCTGCCATTGTCTTCTCGATGACGATATATCCGATTTCGGAGAGCTGCGGGTCATCGAAGCTGAAGGTGTATGCCAGAGGCATCATGTTCTTCAGATCCTCTCTGTCCCGCTCCCACTCCTCCTCGTACTTGCTGACGTACAGGTAGTCATCCATTTTCCCGTGTGTCGTATAACTGCGGATCACCAGGTAGACCAGGGCGTTGTGGTCTTCCTCGAACTGCTCGATCCGGTCGAGATCCCACCCCTCCGCCCAGTAGAACGCCCCGAACGGAGGCTCACTGATGCTGACCTTATCCTCCCGGTCGAACTGCTTGATGGTCTCCGGGAAGATGCCGAGCATCTTCATTCTGGCCAGAGCCTCGGCCTTTTGCAGCTCTCTCATTTCCTGACCTCCGTTTCTTTGATACCCAGCAGGAAGCAGCCGGCGTTGACGATGGACGCCACCTGATCCTGTGCATTGTCGAAGCCCTCGACCTCCATCTCCTGAAGACCATAGTTTGAGCGGTAGGATATGACGAACACGGTCTTCCCCACTCGGCCGCACTCCGGGCACAGACGGCCAAGCATCTTCTTCGCCCCGCAGTAGGGGCAGGCAATCTCGTTCATTTTCGTGCCTCCTTTATCCGAATGTGATGCAGAACGGGACTTCCATGCCGTTCAGGTAGTCTGTGAGGAACTTGTACGCCTCCTCGATCCCAGGGAAATCGGAGGCGATGCCCCTCTCCCCGATGACCGCCCAGGGCTGCCCCTTCTTGTCGTACCACAGGGTTCCGCAGTACAGGGCCTTTTCCTTCTTTCGGTCGAGCTCGATCACCGGGACACGGTCTTTCACGCCCCGCTCGGTGTAGTACCGGCCGGCTGGGGCCGAGTTCATTCTGTAAAGGAATTTCATTTCTGCTCCTCCTTGAAGCTGAACCGGAGAGCCGCGACCTTCTCGGGCTGGTCACTGCTGCCCCAGCAGTCCATCTCCTCCCGGTACTCTGCATTGTCGATGTACTCGATGCCGCGCAGTTTCAGGCCGAAAGCGTCCATGGCCGCCCAGTAATCGAGCTGGTTGCTGAACTGGCAGATAACGAACAACTCATTGATGCCGGCCAGGGAAAGCTGCTGTGCGATGGCCACCGCATCTTCAATTCTGTGAATGGGGTTATCGAGGCAGATGCGACCATGCGCCCGGTAGGCCGGCTTCTTGTAGGCCCAGGCGAGATCTCGCTGTGCCCGGCTGACCTCCTGGCCCCCGTACATGCGGTTTACGATTTTCTCCAGATAATCGTTCTTCATTTTACTCAACCTCCATAGCTACGATCTCGTCCAGCCGGAACGAGGTAACAAACTCGTTTTTGATGACGTTGAGGAACCGGATCGTTCCGTTGTTGCAGTACGCGATTTTGTCGGCCTGCATCTCCCGGATCTGGGTGTCATCGGAACATCTAATCTTGACGGTCATCTCTGTGTCCTCCTGCCTTCTGGCTACCTGATTTCTTTGATTTATCGTAACTTTACTTTACTACGCCTACCTCCTAAGTCAATATATTTTCGTTGATTTTTCAAAATATTTATCTTTTTCAATAAAAACAGAGCGAGGCAGCCTTCCTGGTTGCCCCGCCCTGTAAAATTATCTCCTAAAACCGCTGGGATGTGTCCGAATGATGGAGGATAGGCTATATGGCCGCTGGAACCGCTGTATTCGGGTCTCCGTCCTCCAGCAGCTTCGCCATGTTCAGGAGGGCGGAGCCGTGGATCTTATGCACCCGCCGGAGGTAGGTGTCCTCCTTCCCGACAAAGTCATCTTTGCTCCCGAACATCAGCCTCGTGACCATCCCCCAGCTTTCCCGGTCGTGATACCTCATGCGGATGACCGCCTTCTCGTCCGAGTGCTTCAGGTTTGCCAGAAGCCCCTCGATGCTTTTCCATTCGTCGGCCTGTTCCTGGATCTCCGTTCGGATCTTCTCGTCCAGTTCTTCCTTCTCGGCTACCATGGCCGAGATCCTATCTCCTGCGTACCCAGGCGCCCTTGGCATATCCGAGATGACCTGGGCCCCGACACCCGACATCTTCGATATAAGGCGCTCAAGCCGCTCTATCTCATTGTCGATGTCCCTGGCGTTCTCCCGGTAGCTGTTGAGCCTATCCTTGACCGCAGTGACGTTATACCGCTTCTCTTCCATATCAGAGCCCGTTCACCTCGCTTCCTGCCTAAATCAGTATCGTTCCCGCCTCACCCAGAAGTATCGGTCACGAAACGGAATGAGTTTTTCTTTGAAAATCCTGCGAAGCCTGGCGTCCAGCTTCTCCTGAAAGTAGTCGGACTCCGGGATCTTCTCCAAGGCCCCGTGGAAGGTGTCGAAGTTTCGGCCGACAGCGTCCGTGATGCGGCGTATTCTCTCCTCCCCGAAGACATCCTTCCCCATGATTTCCGGGTCGTTAAGCGTGATCTGCCACATATCGCTCATAAACTGGATGTATGTGTCCTTTTCGGCCTGCCGGTAGACGCCGATCTCCGCCTTTTTCCGGTCGAGATAGCCGTTTCTCTTCGCCATATCGCCACCTCCCGCTTTCAGTTGTCCCCGGTGCTTCCGATGCCTCCTCGGTTCGGATTGCCGAGGTCGTCTACCTCCTCGAACTCGATGGGCTCCGCCTGTTTCACCAGCTGGAACTGGCAGAGCCGTGTCCCTTTCGGGATCTTCGTGCGCCGGATGGCCACGGCCGGGAAAGCCCACACATCATCATTTCCGCAGTAGCTGTTTTCGATGATGCCGATGCTATTTGCCATGATGACGCCGTAGTTCTTGCAGGTGGAGGAACGCGGCACGATCTGGGCGTAGTATCCTTTCGGGAGCTCCATGGCCACCCCGAGCGAGATTACCTTGAAGTCGAGCGGCCCCATCTCCACATCTTCTGCGGTGTAGAGGTCAACCCATTCCCCGTGGCTGACGGGGACGGGATTTCCGTGCGTGTTGATTTTGACCTTCATTCTTTGTCCTCCCAGGGAAATTCGGTCAGGAGCTCTTCACCCCAGACCGGCTTCATGCTGTCCTTCATAAAAACCGGCTTTCCTCTATCGCGGAAGGCCCGGACGACGCCTTCGATCCAGTTCCGCTGCGGGGTCACCTTGTACTTTCTGTTTCCGGTTTCTGCGCCGAGGATGGCCCACCCCGCCGTGTCTGCGATGCCGCCCTCCTCGTGCGCCCCGAACGGCTCCAGGATGGGCTCAATGCTGACGAACGTGTTGTACCCATCTCCGAAGAACGCCGGGATATTCGGCCCCGTGACCGTGCTCCCGTACCAGAAGTCATTGTTCTTGGGGAGTTTCCCGCTTTTGGCCAGCTCCAGGTATCGGACGGGGTTCTTTGTTAGAAACAGATACCGATGACCAGGAGCCTCCAGGCAGGAACGGAACACCTTCTCGATCCAGCTGTCCGGCACCCATTCCCCAAAGAGGTCTGCCATGGAGCACACGAACACGGTCTTTCCGAAGCCGCGCTTCTTCGGATCGTCGAGGCGGTATTCGTGCAGGGTCGGGGTAAAAGCGAAGGGGTATGCGGCGTTGCGGGTCTTCCCGTCCTTGCTGGTCACCTGGAGCCGATGGTCTAACTCGACCACTCTTGCGCCGGCGATAGGCCGCCCCTCCGGGTACATGTCGCAGCCCTTCAGCCTGTTTGCGATCCGGCGAGCGTAGCAGTACGGGCAATCGTTGTAACACCCCGTTACCGGGTTGTAGGTGCTGTCAGTCCATTCGATTTTGCTTTTCTCCATACTTGCCTCCTATCAGAACGGGCACTCCCCGTCGTCGCCCTCCTCGCTCCAGTCGCTTCCGCTATTGTCGTATGAGGCCGGAGCTTCGTATCCTCCCTGGCTGCCGGAATCGGAGTCGCGCTTGCTGTCTCCGAAGTAGACGTTGTCCGCCACGATCTCCGTGGCCTTCCGCTTCTGGCCTTCCTTGTTGGTGTACTCCCGGATCTGGAGCCGGCCTTCCACGACTGCCATCCTCCCCTTCGAGAAATACTTGCTGACGAACTCGGCGGTCTGCCGCCAGGCGACGATGTCGATGAAGTCGGTGTCCTGCTCGCCGTTCTTCCCTTTGAAGTCCCGGTCTACGGCGATGGTGAATGTGGCGACGGCCGTACCAGACGGCGTCCTCCGCAGTTCCGGGTCTCTGGTCAGTCGTCCCATGCCTTCCCATTTATTCAGCACTTCTGTTCTCCTCCTTGGCTTTCAGTCCATACAGCTTGCACATCTTCCGGTCAAGGACGATGCCGCCGCTGATGTGGTATTTTTCGTTGAAGGTCAGCTGCCCGATTGCGTGTACCTCGGTGTGGTGCTCTCGGCAGAGGGGCAGCACCTCCATGCCCTCGTGGATAATTTCCTCCCTGTCCCGGCCCGAGCCCACATGGTCGATGTGGTGCAGATCTGTCGGCTTCCCGCAGATGCAGCACTTCTTGGCCATGAGGCAGGCGTACAGGTAGTCCTGGACATCATCAACGAAGTCGAGCAAGGGGATGCTGCACGGGATGTCCCAGTCGAGGAGGAAATGCACCAGGAACCTCTGGAAAGCGCACACCAGGCTCATGGGAGCCGAGGAGAGCGAGAACATCTGGTCTGCCGTTTCCTGCAAATCCTCTGTGAGGAACTTGATCTTCATGTACTCCTTGGTCGGGTCAAGGCCCATCCCGGAGAAGTTTGCGATGTCCCGGAGCAGCGCATAGCAGGTTCTCCGCTGCTTATCAGACAGGGGCCGGCCGTCGATCATCTGGATATTGCAGTCCCGGTACTCCCGCTTCACCATCATGGGCCAGTCTGGGTAGACGGCCTTGATGGTCACCTCGCTCGTCCTGGGGTCGTAGTCAACGATCCGCCCCCGTATGATGTCGATGGGGGATTTCATGTGCATACCTCCTTCAGCCGGTGGCCGGCGCCGTCCTACGCCAGGATCTCCGCAAGCCACAATGCAGAGAACACCAGAAGCACGACGCCGACCTCCAGCATACATACGGTGAGCTCTCGCCTTGTCTTTGCATCATCCTCACACGACACTGCAATCCACAGCAGCGTGTATGCGGCGAGAAGGATTTTACACGAGAGCTCCATCCATCAATACTTCAGGATGGGCTGGCGGCTCCCCTTGCGCTGGCGTTTCTTCCCGTAGAAATCGGGATAGGCCCACTCGCCGAGCACCCGACGCCACTGGCTGTATCTCATTCTCCGGTTCACCTTGGAGTAGCCCATGCGCTCCATTTTGGCCTTCGCCATGCTCCGCAGCAGCTTCCGCATATTACTCCACCTCCTCGTCCGCCTCGGGGGCTTCATACTCATAGTCGCCCGAGCCATCGTCCTCCAGGTCGGATTCCGTAATATCGAACAGGACGGCGTCGCAGTCCTCGCACTCGATGGATACGTTCACGATAGTCCCACTCTCGTCGCCGTAACCGACGCAGGAAACCTTGTGCCCTACATGTCCCTCAAGTCTCTCGGCGGGGCAGTAAAAAGGGGAGCTGTTGCTGGCCGCGGATGACAGCACGACCTTGTTCTCGGGGGTGCGGACGGTGTAGTTCCCCATAGCCTCGGTCACCCGCATCTCCTGGCCGACGAACTGTTTCAGCCACTCGAACGGGGTGGGGGCGGCATCAGAATGGCTGTCAGATCCGCTGGCGGCATCAGGCTCGGTGTTTTCTGTGCTCTCCGTGTCCTCGGTCTCCTCTCCGTCCTCGTCGCTCTGGGAGCCTTCAGGGAGGCCGCGCTGGCCCTCCGGGAGGGCGGTGTATTCAGCTTCGATCACCTCGCCGCTGGCGGGGGCGTCGAAGATACTCACCTGTCCGTTGTCGATACGCCGCATCACATACTTGCCCTCTCCGTCATCCCAGACCAGCTCGTAGTCGCCAGTGAGAGCGCCGGATTTTTTGTCCTTCACCTGCATCACGGAACTGATGTCGTGCTTGAAGGACGGCTTCGTGATGTCCTGAAGGCCGTTCGGGCCGTTGACGCTGCTCTTCTCCAGGGAGATGCCGAGCTTCAGGGTCACGGTGGCCTCCTCGGCCCCCTTCATCTCCATGTTCCCGATGGTACGGGCCAGGATGCTGTCAAAGTCCTCTTTCAGTGCGGAGAAGGTGTCGCTCTTCAGGCTCAAGCTCATGTCATTTGCGTACATTTTTCGTTCCTCCTGTCAAATTGTCTGATTTCTGATATACCTGTTCCGGCAGTCCTCGCTGCAAAAATCTTTGTATTCTCCATTAACTTTCGTTAATATCCAGCCCTTTTTCTCCCGGAGCTCCTTCCTGTGGGCCCTGGAGTCGATGTCTTCGCTGTCGAAGCGGAAGCTCTCGGTCTTGTGGCAGCAGTCGCAGCTATACACCGCTTCCCCTTCCCACCAGCCATCGAAGTTCAAGTCTCGGCTCACGTTCATCACCCCCTCTCGGATTACCAAACTATCAGCCGGAAGTTATATTTCGGTAATCGCACGGCAAGGAATAATGGCCGCCTCCTGGATCGTGACGACCACCCTGGGGTTCTCGCTGTAAAATTTCCGAAGCTGGCAATCGACGATTTGGACATCGTCCCGGTAGGCGATCTGGTTCAAGGCGTCCTGCACCACCTTCACGATATTGTCGTTATCGGGCTTCTTCATGGGCCGGATCTCGAACCGCTCCATTTGCGCCCGCTTCTTTTTGCTGGCGCTCTTCGGAATGGAGTAATACGCCGTGATCCTCATATCGAGCGGTGCGCTGTCCTCGAAACGGAAGTCGCTGCATTGGCGGCGATATTCCAGCTTCACCAGGTTCTCATACGTCACCGTTTTCTCCGGCGTATAGGTTTTGACATACGGCCCCATGCTCCTGAACCTTGGGCGCCCCTTGCCGGCCGGCTCTCCGAGGATGGTGAACTTAACCTTCATCTTTGCCCTCCTCGTCATCGAGGCTGTTCAGCTGGTAGAACAGGAAGTATTCGTAGCTCTTCCCGTTTTTCTTCCGCCGGACGGGCCTCACCGTGTAGCCGTTCTTATACAGGATGGAGGCCATCGCGACCCGGTCAGCTTCATTCCCGATCCGCAGATAGCCTTTCTCTCCTACTTCCCCCATGTGGTATCAATCCTCCTCCAGCAGCTTCTTCATTTCATCGAACCGGCGGGACGCCTCGGTCTTTCTCCAGCTGGGCCCGGTGAACTGCATCGGATAACAGATTTCAAAAATCCTGTCGTAGATGCGGCTGTACCGGATGTCCATGTCCCGCTTCATCTCCTCGATGGTGAGGTTGGTGGTCAGGATCATCGGCAGGCTCTTGCGGTAGCGGCTGTCGATGATGTTATAGACCTTCTCCAGGGCGTAGTCGGTGCCCCGCTCCGCCCCCAGGTCGTCGAAGATGACGAGCTTTGCATATCCGAGGCGGTTCAGGATGGCCGGCTCCTCCTCCCTGCTGGCCTGGATTACCTCCAAGAGCTTCACGAACGAGGTCATTATCACCGGGATCTTCCGTTCGAGAAGGTAGTTGGCGATGCAGGCAGCAGCGAAACTTTTCCCCGTCCCCACATCGCCCCAGAACAGGAGCCCCTGGTTCTTCTCCAGCATGAGGTCGAATTTCTCCGCATACCGCTGGCACAGCTTCAGGTTCCGGGCATTATATTTCGTGGGTTTGAAGTTCCTGAAGGTTGCCCCGGACAGCTTTTCGTCCATGAGGCTCGCCTTCTTCAGCTTTCGGATGCGCTCCATATCCTCCTCGTTCTGCTTCTCCCGCTTCCTGCGCTCCTCGACCTCCCTCTCGCACCTGCACATGGTAGCGACCTTGAGCTTCTTGGTGTGGTTCGGATCGTCTTCCGTAGGGGCGGCAAAGTCGATGAACTTCTGCCGCTGCTCTCCGCAGACGCCGCACACCAGGAGCCCTTCTTCGTCTTCATAGTCCCCCGGGTTTCTGACCTGGTTCTTAATCCCCTTGGCGGCGATGTTCTCCATAAATCCGAGGGCGTTGAACATTTCACCCATCAGGTATCGTCCCCCCATTCCTTAAACGGGTTTTCGTTGCCGGTGAGCCCCTGCGGCTCCTCGGGCTTTTTCTTTGGCAAGTAATCCGTGAACGGGAGGTTGTCGCTCAAGAAGGTCTTCGGGTGCTTGATGTACTCCTTCTCGGTCTTCCTTTTGGCGCAGTCCAAGGCGTAGTTCTTCGCCGCCTCCAGGAGCTCGGCGTCGGAGAAGCCATCCTTCCGGCGGGTCTGGTACTTTTTGTACGCTTCCCCTTTCCCGATCTTCCTGGGGTAGGCGGCCCAGAACTCCTCGAACGCCGTCGTGTACGCCAGTTCCTTCGGCTTCTCCAGGGTTCCTTCTCCGTCCGAAGGCTCCACGCCGCCAGCGGGCTCCGGCGGTGCTGCGGGTTTTCTGACGGGGGCTGGTTTTCTGGCCGCACCGGCCCTCCGGCTTTCAGCTTTCCGCTTCGCGTCCTTCTCCCGGCGCTCCATGGCTTTGTACCACTGCTCCTGCCATTGATCCCAGTCATGGATATACAGAACTCCCGGCTCCGGTTCATCCATCCAGCGGGTCTTGACGAGCGTATCAACAAGGTCAACCTTCAGGCCGCTGACCAGCTTCATGCTGAAAGCCTCCAGAACGTCTTCCCTGTCCACGCTCATTAACTTGCCATCCTTGTCTGCGTTGTTCAGACTCCAGATCCACAATGAGACGAGTATCCCGAGAGCTTCTTCCTGGGTGCAGCCCATTTCTTTCGCCAGTTCCCGGAGCTTCCCTCCTATCACGTTGTCATGTACGCTGACCCAAGCCACTCCACCACCTTCTTTCACAGCGGCAAGGCCGCACATCATCGTTTCTTACTCGGCAGGGTCTTCCTGGCCGCTCTCCTGTTCGCTGCCAGCCTCCGCCTCGGCCTTTCCGGCCCGCTTCTCCTCTGCCAGCTTCATAATCTCTCCGACGACCTTGTTGTAGGCGGACACGGGCATCCCGTTCGTGGAGTCGTAGCCCTGGTCTTTGACCAGTCCCTTCAGGATTTCGTTCGCACTTTCTCCGAGATGTTCTTTTGCCATGCGGAACAAGGACTGCCGCTGCTCCTGGGAAATGGGCGGGTCTTCGGGCTCCTCGTCCCCGGTGATGACCTCCCCGGTTTCCGGCACGACCGAGAAGTTGACAGGGATCGCGCCGGAGGCGATCATCTCCTCCTCGGAGTACAGGCCCTCGTAGTCCTTCGGGAACGCCTCTCTCACGCACTGGCTGGTGGCTACCTTACAAATCATGGTGGCGGGCTTAGACTTCCAGTTGGCTTGGCCCTTGTCGTACTCGGAGAGCGAGACTTCCTTGAAGGCGGTTCTTTCCTTCCCGTTGCGGTTGAAGTGAACCCTGCACCAGCCTCCGATCAGCTGCTCGTTGGGGTACAGGCAGCACCCTTCCTTCTGGATGACTTCGCCGTTGCGGAGGACAACGATACCATCCTCCTTGCAGAGATAGTCCGGGTGCTCATACGCTCTGCGCAGATACGCCCCCTTCCCGACTACCATCTGCGCCGGGTCATTCCCGAACTTGATGCAGTAGACCTCCCCGGCGACGAGGGGGTTCAGCTTCTGCATCTTGCAGGTGTTCATAAAGAACACGATCTCCTGGTCGGTGATTTTCTCCGGGTTCCCCCGGACGAGGTAACGCTTCACGAACTGAAGATCCAGTTCGACGTGAGTTCCAAGCACATCGTAGCTCACGGACAAGGCGTTCTGTTCCGCCTTGCTCAATGCCATCGTTCCAGCCATTTGTCTAACCTCCTATTTCAAAATTACGCCCGGACGCTGATGGTCACGGACTCCTTATACTGGACGCCCGGGATCTGAATGGTGCCCTTGGACTCCTTGATAAGCCGCATCACGGCCCGGACATCCACCGGCCGGATCTCTACCCCGCCAAAGCTGACGGGAACCTTGGAGCTGTCGATTCCGACGATCTCCCAGGTCTTGCTCTGGGAAACTCCCTCCGCCTTCGGCGCCTGGGCCTGGATGCTCCCGCTGACGGACACCCCTTCCATCACTTCGGCATCGGCCATAGCAGCTTCGGCGCCGGCCACATCACCGGCGGCCTCCGCTCTGGCGGCCTCCTCCAGCTTCCGCTCCATTTCCTGCTCGGCCAGCTTCCGCATGGCCTCCTCCTGCGCCTTGCGCTTCCGCTCCTTCTCCATCGAGTAGGAGCCCATCTTGCCCTTCAGGATCTTCTCGGCCGCCTCCAGGGGGTCAAGCATCTCCTTCTTGTGGCTCAAGACCTCGTCGTAGGCCGCCTTGGCGTTTACCCGCAGCGGTTCCCAGTATTCCTTCACCTTCTTCTGCATCTGCTTGACCGCCTTCGTCAGTTCGCCGGCCGCAGCGTATTCGGCGTCGTTGGTGACGGCCACGCTGCTGGCCTTCTGCTCGATAAGGCTGGCCTCCTTGTTCAGGGCGTCCTCGGGGCTGTCGAGGACAAGGGCGTTGCTGCCTACGGTTACGATTGCTTCGTTCATGCTGGCACATCCTTTCTGTAAAGTTCTGTAACTTTACGTTACAATACCTACCGCCTATGTCAATGTTTTTGCATATTCCGGCAAATATTTTTTCAAATCCCTATTTTGAGGACTCGACGTAGTCGTACACCGTCTTCAGCGCCCCGAAGACGCGCCAGCGGGCGGTGTCATCCGCCGGATAGTCACGGAACTCGAACTTCCCGTCCTTCTTCAGGTGCAGGATCTTCTTTCGCTCCGCCTTTACCCCCATGCTTTCGAGGGCCTTCTTGTAGGCTTCGAGCTGGACGCCGCAGGTCATATCACTCACGACATAGGTGCTCTTGTAATCGACAAGGGTGAGCTCGTCTTCGATATAGGCCACGAGGTCTGCTGTCCCCCCATACCGCATGAGGCGGTGGCATATGCGAACCTCGGAGCCTACGACCGCCGGCCGGAACCTGTCCCACCACTCCCGGAAGGCGTCGAAGTATCCGGCGTGTTCCGGCGGAATGTCCTCAATCTCGAACTTGATCCAGTTCTCGATGCTGTTGTGGACGGCCGTTCCCTTGTCCGCCGCCCGGTCAAGCGTCCTCTCGCTGATGCCACGGTACTTTACCCGGGAAAGCGGCTCCATGATCGCCGATACGCTGGGGATGACCAAGCCGTCGAGCGTGTATGTATGGGTTCTGTCATCGAACTCCAGGCCCTCTACCGCCGGGATCTCCGTCAGCCTATCCGTCGTAGCCATCGTAGATGTCCTCCTCGTGTGCCGTTCTCCACTCTCCGCCCATCAGCTCGACCAGTTCGCTGTACGGCATGTCCTCGATGCAATCTTTGCAGTAATCCAGGCCGTCGATACGGGCGTATTCTTCGCCCACCCTGACAGCCTCGCCGCAACGGGCGCATGTGGTCACGCCCGGAGGGTCTGGAGCGTTCGGACAACCAGCCGGGCACGGGCTCATGTGACAAATGCTGCACATCTCAATACCTCCCATTTATCGCTGCCATGAAACAGGTTTCAACAATCGTGTCCTCCAGAAGCATCTCCTCGTAATAGGCCGGAAAGCCTTTCACCTCCATCTTCCGTGCGGTGAGCTTTCTGGCCTCCTCCAGGAGGTCATCTGGAACCCGGATGCCGAGGCGGGCTTCAGCCCTTGATACCGCTAACTCCATCGCCGACCAGCTCCTTCCACTCCTCGTAGTAGCCCATCACGTCAAAGGCGTACTGGGTGGTGTACCCCGGATAATGCCCCATGTTGTATGCAGTGAGCGCCACTTCCAGCGGGTATTTCTCCAGCAGCTCTGCCAGGTAGTCGCAGCCGACCCGGAAGTTCCCGAACGGATGCGTCAGGTCTGTGACGCCCAGCCGCTCCATCCGATCCCAATGCCACCGCTCCTGAACCTGCATGTAGCCGGAGGAGGCGCCGTCATCGCCCATGACGTTGTTGAAGCCTGTTTCCTTCTGGATGACCGCCAGGGCCAGGGCGTATGGGACACCCGACTCGTGGCAGGCCGTGTGGAGGAAGTCCTGGTCGGTGTAGGAGAGCGGGACATCGTCCCTAAAGTATCCCTGCTCGACCAAGGCCGCCTCGATTTTTTCAGCCTCCAGCGGGTCTTCGCCCTCCTGGTGCTCCTCGCGCTCCACCAACTTAACCGGCTCCGGGCCATCCTCTATCGCCTCGACCGTCAGGGCCTCCACCCGGATCTCTTGCGGGCTCCTGTCTGCTTCAGAGATCTCCTTGCCAGCCCCGATGACCACCCAGCTCCCGGTCAATACCACCACCGCCAGAACCAAAAGGACGGCGCAGATCCGTATTCTCCTCTGCCTCGCCCGCATCCGCCTTCTCTCCATCCGTGTCACGACTGTCTTCCCCTTTCCCTTATTCATCGACATCGGCATCTCCGCCGTTCAAAGCGATCCTGCCGATGGTCTGGAGTTCGCTGATCGTCTTGGCCAGCTCGTCAAGGTATTCCATGATTTCCTTCAGCTCCGGTTCCTCGTCTTCCGTGATCTTCCCGTCAGCTGCGATGTCTACCAGGTTGTCCTTGAGCTCGGTCAATTCATCGACCCGGAGGCTTTTCAGCAGCTTCACGGTCACTCGCTCGATCCCGAGCAGCTTATCCGATATGGACTGCCGGCACCCAATCGGGCACTCGTGTAGGCAGTAGTAGTTGAGCAGCTGCGGAGCGTTGTACCGATCCGACATCAGGACTGCCTTATCGACGGGCATACATTTCGTCAGCCCCAGTTCTGCGTCGGCCAGGGCGGATACGGACATCCCCAGGCTTTCGGCGGCCCCTTCTCGGCTACTTAGCCTGTCGTCGTATTCTGCGGCCCGTTTTCTGGCTTCGTACCATGGATTACCGGCTGCTTTCGTGGCTTCACGCCCCATTTTTTTCACCTCCAAATCGCCTTATAATTACCGTAGTAAAAGGCACAAATAATATTACGGTAATTTCAGGGCATAAAAAATGCCCGCCTTAGTTGGCGCTGCCGATAGGCAGCTCTCCATCAAAAAGGAAGTCGTTCATCTGGGCGGGAGTAAGCTCCAGCAGTTTTGTGACCGCAGCCTTCTCCTTGTCGGTAAACCGAATGACGCCACTCTCCTTCTTCCGGTAGGTGGCGACCGATATACCAAGATTATCAGCCATAAACTGCTGCTTATATCCAAGCCTTGCCCGGGCTCCTTTGATTTCAAGCGGTTTCATTTAGTTCACCTCCCCGCTTTCAAATTCTTTGGAATTACCGTCGTGTTAATTGTAACTTATATTACGGTAATTGTCAATATAAATTCGGGCGGTTTTGAGATTTTTCCGGCCAGTAATGGTATAAAGTAGGTCATTAGTAATATTTTCTGTTGCACTATTGACCTGAAGGATATACAATGAACTTACACGACGGTAATTTCATGCCGTCACGCTGGAAAGGGGTACAACT